TCAAAGCACCCTGGCGTTCGAGCTTGCGCCACTGGCACAGCAGTCCAGCGAAACGCCTTCCCGCCGAGCGACCAATGACACGCTCATGCCCAGTTCGTAGGTTCGGCGCACCAGCGCCGCCTTCTCTGTGAAGGGCCAGCGCCTGCGGCGCTGATCCTTCACGACTACCTCTATTGACTCCGTATGCTTAGTCATATGCACAGTCCTGTTCCTATCTCAGAAGACAAGCGATAGGGCGGGGCCGGGGAATTAAGGGGTTAACTCAAGGGCTGACAGCTGCAGAGCTGCCTTGGTTGTGGGCTGACCCCTGTATTCGTCTATTGAACGTAGAAGCTCTCCAGCTTTGCTTGGCTCGAGGACTGCTGCCATGTGCTTCACCACGATTGGCTCAAGAGCACCTTGCAGGTCAGAGACCGGGTTGCGCTCACATCGTCCCGTCTGGATGCCGTAGCGAAACACCTGCCCTGCTGTCTGGCGAAGCGTGTGAGCAGTTTCGCGTGCCCCTCGTTTTTCGACCTTGCGGAGCACGCCCAGCAGCAGGGGAGGGGGGATCTCAGGAAGCAACATGCGGCCCACATGCGGGAACAGATCCTTGGACATGTTGCGCAGCCATTTCTCTGCGTAGGTGTCGCTCCATGCACCGGACTTGACGCCATGAAATTCACGCACGACAGCCTCAAAAGTGCTCTCCTGGGCATGGGCGAGGGCGAGCTTCTGGACTTGCTTTGCAAGGCTGGGGTCGATGCTGGATGCGAGCTGTTCTCTGGCTTCATCGCGGCGACGGCGGGCCTGGGCGAGTCCTACAGTGGGATACACCCCTAGTGCAAGCGTCTTCTGCTTGCCTGCAAAGCGGTACGCCATGCGCCAGTACTTGCCAGACTCCTTCACGTGCAGGTACAAGCCATGCCCATCGGAGTGCTTCGATCCAGCGCTCTTGCTGGGGTCGTGTCTGAGGGCTTTGATGAAGGTGTCTGTCAGGGGCATTCAGGTCGTGTTGGCATCTTGCGTGTCAAGTACACGGGATACCAACAAACATCCTGGATGTCCCCGGATGCCGTTGGACGGCTTTGAACGCTGGATGTCCTTGAAGCCCAAGGCCAGCGCCTATTCTTGGACTTCTTTGAACTTCTTGGGATGCCAGGATGGCCTGCCCGGAGGGACTCGAACCGCCGACAGCGCATAACGTAGCACTACACAGCATAGTTCTCCCTCTGGAGACTTGTGCTACAGATGGCTGGGTTTGGCTAAATGTTCCCTGAAATGTTCCCTGGCTACCCATGTGCAGCCTTCTGGGAAGATGGGCTCAACAGGTCCTCGAGCTTGCCCATTTCCAAGGCGTTGTGACCGCCGTCGATCCACTTCGCATATGTGCGCAGGAACATCTCGATGGTGTGCCCCATCTGCTTGGCGGCGTAGGCCGGCGTGACCCCTGCCATCAGCAACATCGTCGCGTAGGTGTGCCGGGTCTGGTAGGGGCTTCGGTACCTGATGCCCAGGCGCTTGAGCATCGGCCGCCAGTAGAGTTCGCGCGGCGGCTCGTCGTCGGTCCAGCGCTGTCCGGTGCGCGGGTCCGGGAAGATCCAGCCATGGTCCTGCATGAACGTGTGCGGCTTCTGGGCCTTGAGGCAGGCCATGGCCCGCGAGTTCAGCTGCACGATGCGCGAGGCGTTCGTCTTGGTGCTGGTCTTGAAGACCCCCAGCACCACCGCGTCCGCCACCAGGAGCTGCTTGCGCCGCCAGTCCACGTTCTCCCAGCGCATGGCCAGGCTCTCCGAGGTGCGCAGGCCGGAGAAGAACTTGGCGCCAAAGTAGGCCTCGATCTGCGGGCCGTAGTGCTTGGCCATGCCCGCCAGGATCAGATCGACCTCCTCTATGGAGAAGGGGTCAGGCTGGGGCGCCTGGTGCTCCGCCGGCTCCAGCCCGTTGATAGGGTTGGCAGCCAGGTCGCCGTCGCGCACGGCCAGCTGCAGCGCCAGGCGCAGCACGCTGGACTTGTTGTTGCGGGTCTTGCCGCTCCATGTCGGCTCCGATGCCAGGGCCAGCAGGATGTCGCTGTGCTTGAGCGTCTTCAGGGGAAGCTCCGGCACCAGTTTCTGCTTCCACCAGTCCACAGCGACACGGTAGCCCTTGAGCGTGCTGTTGGCCTTGTGCGCCTGGGTCAGCAGCCATTTGTCCAACTGCTCCCCCCGTGTGATGCTTCGCCCGGAGGTCGAGTGTTCGCTGTCTGGGAAGTAGTCAGCGTGCACATAGGTGCCGAAGCGGATCTTCTGGCGGATCTCGTCTGCGACACGATTCGCATACCTGATGTTGGCAGGTGTGGGCGCGAGAGGCTTGCCGTCCGTCTTCAGCGTCTCGCACATCCTTTTTCCCTCCACCCGGAAGATGAGCCGGATGGAGCTTTCCCTGACCTCTACTCCGCGCCCTGTGCTGCCCATAGCTCATACCCTTTCATATCAACGAGGACGCGCCCGTCCCGGTTTATCCACTGCCGACCTTCAATCCATTTGCCGCGCGCGATCTTCGTTCGAATCGCGCTGCATGTGAATCCCGTCATCGCGGCAGCCAGTTCGATGGTCACGAAGCGCGCGCTCACAACCTGGACTGTGGGCGCCGCTGCTGTTTGCGGCTGTGCATTCATTTGCCTGGGCTCCAATAAAAAAGCCCCGACTAGCGGGGTTGGGGTTGTTGCTGTGTGCGCTCGGCTATTCGCTCCACATTGCGGTGCTGGTCCGGTGGTGAGCTGCTGGTGCCGAGGGCTTGCCAGTTGATGGGGCAGGCGTTGTCGGCCCACTTCTTCTGCCAGTCGCGTTTGTCGCCATGGTCGCGGGCTCGTTTGCTCATCAAATCACTCCATATTTGCCAAGCAACACCAGCACGTCGATAAGCGAAATGACTGCGAAATAGACGGCAATGCCGATGAGTAGCGCGTAGGTCATGACGATCCTCCGGTGATGCCAGGCAGCGGGCCGGCGGCCTTGGACGTGAGCCCGGCGCGGCCCCCGGCGGTGAGGTGCAGGCGTGTGACGCGCACGGGGCCGTCTGCAACGACCTCGCGGCTTGCGATGAGCGGAGCCGGAGAGGCTGTGATGCCATGCGCGTCTGCCTCGGCCTTGTAGAGCGCCTCGGCCATCTCCAGCAGGCGCACGGGGTCGGGGTTCCGGCCTGGCTGGCCGCGCGGCCCGGCGATCTCGGCGCAGAACTGGACGGCCAGCTCTTCCTGCCCCGGGGCCATGCAATCAAACTGTGGCTCCCAGATCGGCGGCGCGCGCAGGTCGAGGATCTTCCGCGCGAACTGCCGCCAGCCCCAGGTCTTCATGAAGCCGCCCAGGCCTCCCGGCATGCCGTCGGCAATGGCGTCGATCTGCTCATCGCTCAGCGGCAGCGGCTTGCGCGCCTCCAGCTCTGCCTGCTCTTGGCGCTTGAGGATGCTGTTCTCGGAGGCGAGGTCCAGGGCGTCCATCTCCAGCTTGTGGATGCTCGCGTTCTTACTCGCCTCCAGCTCTTTTGCGAGAGCGATAGCACGGTCAGAAATGAGGCGCTGGGCCTCCAAGCTGCCTTGCAGGCGCACGTTCTCGGCCTGCAGGCGTAGCAGCTCTTTCTCTATCGCCTGAGCCTGGGAAGCCAGCATCTCCACGAAACGTGCATCCGTTCCGAAGCGAGGATGGCTGAGTGCACATGCGGAGCGCAGAACCATTGCCAGGCGCTCCGCTTCTGATGGTGTTGGTGCTGTGGTCACGGTGCTCTCCTCAGTGCTTCGCCGCGTCCTGGCCCATGTCAACGCTCCGGAATGCGTCGATCATGGTTTGCCCGATGGCGGCGGCTTGTTCCTGGCCGAAGTCATTGGCCATAGAGCCCATGCATGCCTGCAGGAAGCCGCAGTACAGCTGCGCGAGCTGCTGTGGCGTAGCCTGAAGCTGGGTCTGCGCCTGCTGGACCGCTGGTATGCATAGGTTGATGAAGACGGCGGCGCCGATCTCGACGGGCGTACCTTCCATGGCGATGGTCTTTGCTGTGGTCACGGGGTCTGTCCTTTCTCGGCGGGCGGCGCCAGTTCATCGGGAACGTCCACGCTGTCGCCCAGCTTGCTGGCCACGTAGCAGCGCATGGCAGCCACCAGAGGATCGGTTTCGTGCCACGCGATGGCGCGACGGCCATTGACGCCCGCATGCCATGTCGTGGCTGTCCAGATGCCGGACGGACCCCAGCCGGGGCTGTTGCCGCCGTTGCGATGGACGCGCGATCCTGGTGAGCTGATGCCGATCTGCTCGCGGTGGATGATCGGCCCGGCTTGTGCCCAGCTTTGGCTGGGCTCATAGAGAACTGCGTGCTCTCCGGCAGTGCCGAGTCGGCTTCGCTGATGCAGTCGGTCCTTGAAATTGCCGCGTGGCGGGTTGAAGTAGATGCAGATGGTGCTGCCATCTTCCGCGTCCACGCCAACAGGCATGCCTTCAATGACCTTGAATGAAATGCCTTCGCACTTCTCGGCTGTTTGCGCTACGGCCCAATCAAGTGCGGGGCCTGCGAGTTCGTCGGTGCTGATGATGGTCACGATGCCGGTCCTTTCTGCTGCGCCTGGGCGCGCTCTGGGATGTCGAGTGCCGCACTCTCTTCGGCTGTCGGCTGCCGCTCCTCGCCACAGCCGGAGCAGCGCATGCGGCGGTACTGGGGCGGGTATGTCTTGGTGGCCAACCAGCTGTGCGGTGAGCCGTTGAGGCAATCGGCCTTCTTGGCCTCGTAGCTCAGGCTGATGAAGGCCTCGAAGACGAAGCGCTTGTCGCAGGCGCGGCACCAGTGTTCGTGGAGCACGTCTTCCGCGTAGCCTGCGCCGTCATCATGGTTGGCCTCCTGATCTGCGCCGCAGTAGGGGCAATTCATGTCTGCCATTCAGCTCTCCTTGTGCCCAGTGGGGCGCTGTGGCTCGGGTTCATGCTCCTGGCTATCAGGTGCGTCTTCGGAGGTGCCAGACCGCCATCCGCAGATGTGGCAGTCATCGCCGCCAAGCGAGCCGAGATAGACCCCGCATTCGTGGTTTTGGCAGTAGAGGTATCGCCCGCTCACGATGCCGCCCCCTTGGCTGCTGCCTGGGCTGCGTCCGGGTCCTGGTAGCCCATGAGCGCTATGCCGCGCGATGCCGCAACTTCGTGGATGAGCATCAGGCCTTCGCGCGAGCTGGCTAGCATCGCGGCGCAGTGCTCTGGCGTGACGCCAAGGCGCTGCAACTCCTGCAATGCATGCTCTGCGCCGCGCTGGACCAGTTGCTGGGCCATGAGTTCGCTGCGGTCCATGGACTGCAGGCTCTTGCGCCACGCCGCCAGCGCGGTGGGCGATGCTGCTGCGTTTTCGATGACTGCCATCACGCACCGCCTTCCTTGGCCTGGGCTGCGCGATAGAGCGGGTAGCAGCCGGCCGGAAGCGTGCACGGGGGCACGGTCTCGTAATCGAGGCCTCCCTCGCTGTCCACTTCGAGCGTGGCCACCCATTCGCCCAGGGCAGACGTGGTATTGGCCTCGTCCAGCAGGTTGATCAGGTCCACCACGATTTCGCTGGGGCAGTCCATCGGCCCAAGCCAGCCGACCGCCTTGAGCGCGTCGGCGTTGCGATCAATGGTCTCCATCAGCGCTTCGCCCACGTCGCGCAGGCCCAGTGGGTCCGCATCCACTGCAGGCGCAGCAGGTGCTGCCCTGCGATGTTCATCGAGGAAGTTGGGGTGCTTGCTGGTGTCGCAGTCGAATGCCATGTACATCAGGCGTGCCGCAGCGCGATTTGCTGCGTCGGTGGCCAAGCCCTCATCGTGAGCGCAAGACCAGGCGGCGCAGTGCCAGGACCAGGCGTACTCTGGATCTGCTGCAAATGCGGCCTTGAGCGCAGCCATGGCGGCAGCGGGAGTCACGGGCGCAGCAGGTGCTGCCGCGTAGCCGTCGATGCCATGAGTGCCGATGATCGCCAGCATGTGCCGCCCCTTGGGCAGAGCACCAAGCTGTTGCTCGCTCAGGTCAGTGCCCAGGTCCATGTAGCCGCCCGCGCCCAGGTCAAGGTATGCCACGGGCGCAGCAGGTGCCTGGGGCGCTGCTGCCGCGAAGGCCTCGATCTCGCTGTAGCGCGGATTGGCCGGAGCCACGACGAAAGACTGGTCGTCCACCAACTTCACGCCGAGGCAATGCCAGCCAGCGCCTTCGGTCAGCCAGCCGCCTTCGTCGTGGTCGTAGCGCTCGCACTCGAAAGAGCCGTCGCTGTCCTTCACCGGAATGGTGTAGCTGTCGTATGGCCCTCCGTAGGTCGGCACGGGCTTGCCGGTTTGCCAGTGCTCGATCCACATGAAGAACGGGCGGCCGGTGATGGGGCACACATCGGGGCACCAGGGCGCGGCCTCAGGGGCTGCAGGCGCTTCCAGGGCGGGCGCTGCACCACGGCCGCGCCATGCTTCCCAGGCCGTCTGAGCAAATCCGCCTGCATATCCATCACCCCTGCGCTCAAGGTTCGGTTTCCAATCGGTTTTGTTGCGCGCCCAGTCCTCGAAGGCCTCACGCTCATCGGCCGGCCCAGCCACAGCGGCAGGCAGTCCGGCGCGGGCTACGCGATCCGCATCGACGTAGGCCCGCATCTGGTCGGCTGAGTACAGGCGCGTGCCGCCAACGGGCGCTGGGTGCCCCCAGTCAATGTCCGTCTTGCCGTCGCCGAAGTCAGTGACATCGCCGACAGACTGCGGCAGATGCGGGTACTCGCCCTGGGGCGCCACAGCGGCAGGACCTGCCCCGGCGAGGCCCTGCAGCATGCTGATGTCGCGGAAGAAGATGTTGCCGTCGCTGTGCACGATTCCGCCAGCGGCGCGGATGGCTTCAAGGGTGATCGTCATGGGTTGCTCCTGTCGATTTGCCAGTTGCTGGCAGTGGTTTGGATGACGTGGCCTGCGCGCTGCAGCAGCTCGCAGGTCTGGGGTGGTTTGGAATTCACGGGATGCAGAAACAGGAAAGCCCTCGCGGCATACCGGGAGGGCTTCGGGGGGAGGGGGAGCGAGATCAGATCGCGCGGCGGAATGCTTTGGTCAGGTGCATCCCTTCGACGGCATGCCCTCGCTTGAGCAGGGCCCGGCAGATTTGCGCCTGGGCGTTGTGGCTGGCGCTGGCTTGGCGCGCCAGGCCGAGATAGCTGTTGCCGCTGGCGTAGACATCGGCATCGGGCATGGCCTCCAGCCGGCTGAGCGCCTGGTGCAGCGTGCGCGGACGGGTGATGCGGCGCCAGGGCTTGATGACCTGGCCCACGTAGTCGATGCCCCGCGCAATTGGCTGGATCACGGTCTTGCGCGGGTTAAGCGCGAGCCCCAGGGCTGGCAGCTTGGTTTCGATGCTGCGGAGGGCCTGGCCCAACCACTGTGGCGATTCGTGCAGCAGCACCATGTCATCGACGTAGCGCGTGTAGTGCCTGCAGCGAATGGCGTGCTTGACGTGCTGATCAACCTCATTGAGCAGGACGTTCGCGAAGAACTGGCTGCTCAGGTTCCCGATGGGCAGCCCCATATGGCGGCTGGCATTGAGCAGGCGCTTGTGGGGCGGCACGGCGGCCAGGGTGACAGCGCTGCCGCGCACCAGATAGTCCTCGCGCGGATCGTGGAACAGCACCATCTTGCAAAGGCCTCGCCACCATGGTTCGTGGATCTGTCGCACAAGCAGCGACCACAGCACGCGCTTGTCGATGCTGACGAAGAAATTGGCCAGGTCGCACTTCAGGTAGAAGCCAGGCCTGGCCCAGTTCTGCGTCTGGCTGCGCACCTTTGCCTCCAGCCGCTGAGCCGCGTACAGCGTTCCGCGCCCAGCGATACAGGCGCAGGAGTCTGCTATGAACCGACGGTGGAAGCGGTCGGCGACCTGGTTGTAGAGCAGGTGGTGCACGATGCGGTCACGAAAGCCAGAGGCCCAGACCTCGCGCGGCCGTGGGCGGCTGATGGCGAAGCAGATGGAGCGCCCAGGGCGGTAGCTGCCATCGCTCAGCTCGTCATGGAGATCCACCAGGTTGCGCTCCAGATCCTGTTCGAACCGGAGCGCGCTGGTGGTGTTGCGTTTGTGCCGGCGGCAGTCGAAATACGCCTGCACCAGCTTTTCGAACGAATAGCCTGAATCCATAGAAACTCTCGGTGGGATATGCGGAAAGGCCGAACTCGGAACTCGTTGTTCCGGTTGTTGTTGTTCGTGTTGCCGTTCTCGAAATCGACAGCCCAGGGGTGTCGAGCGTTCACGTCGGCCCGCCGAGTGCTCAGCGGGCGAACTGCGCGGGATCACTGCGGCTGCTGCCGGCGATATCCCTGCTGCGCCTGTCGGTGGGCTTGTGGCCCAGCGGCTCGACCAGATTCCAAGGCGCCATGGCCGACTTGCCGTGACAGGCCGGCGGCGGGCGCGCGTTCCGAGTGTTTCTGCCAGCCCGTAGCCTGTTTGCTGATGCTGGTGGTTAGGGCGATGGCGCGGGCAAACTGCTTGTGCGAGATCAGGTGCAGATCTACGGCGAGCCGAAGCGAGAGGTTGATGGCCTCTACTTCCTCGCGCATCAAACCCAAGACTGGCGCTTTCTCCTGACTGGTATTGGCCTGGTAGGTGCGCATGACAAGAGCCATGCATTGCCTGCGAAGGCCGGCGCCGAAGTCCGCCTTGAAGTTCCGGGGCATGTTGGCGACCAGCTGTGTGACGAGCTGGGCCAATGCGTAGGTCGCCTTGTAGATCTCGGTGTCAGTGTGCAGGGCCATCGGTAGAGGGCGGGCTACGCCCGCGAAGGGCTAAAGGGCCGAATCGGGAAAACTGCGGAAAGGCCGAACTCGGAACTCGTCGTACCGGTTGCGGCCGCGCGTGTGGCCGTCCTCGAAATCGACAGCCCAGGCCCAGCCATCACGCTCGGTGCGAGACCAGTAGTAGCTGGACCAACCCGACTTCTCGAAGTGCTCGCGGGCGTTGATCCAAGCCAGCATCAGGTCCTCTTGGTCCGGGGCGCGCCAGTCGCCCTGGCCGTTCAGCTCTGCCGGAATGCAGGTCTGAACGCCCTTGAATGCCACGTCTTTGATGTCGTGCTCGACGCCACCAGGGATGACAATGTGATGCACAGCGCCGTCAATCAGGCGTGCGCCGATGTAGATGCCGCCTTGCTCGGGCCAGGCCTGGCCGATTGCGGGAATGGACTTGCTCATGTGGATGCTCCTGCTGGGTGGTTGAGGGTGGAGAAAGGGGTGAAGGGATCAATAAATGAATCTGCGGAAAGGCCGAACTCGGAACTCGTCGTACCGGTGGTTGATGGTCGTGAAGCCGTACACGAAACCGACAGCCCAGGCGTAGTGCTCGCCAGACGGGGTGCTGCTCCAGTACCAGGACTCGCCGCCAAACAGGTGCGGCACGTTGGCAGCGGCCAGCTGCAGCTCGCGGCGGGCCGGCAGGTAGAAGTCGCTGTGTTCGTCGCGCTCGAAGCCGACTGCCAGCTTTGCGGCTGGGCATTCGTTGCGCAGGCGCCCCGTGTTTGCCAGGCCATCCCAGTCGGACAGCTCACGTTCTCCGGTCGGCCCCCATGCGGCGCGGCCAACGTCCTCGCCAGGCGCGACGATCAGGCCGTAGACCGAGCCATCAGAGCCCCGGAAGTCGCCCGCGTAGTGGCCGCCCTGGCCTTCCCAGTAGTCGCCGATGACGGGGCGACCATGGTCGGCGCTGGGCGTTGCTGTCGGCACGACCGACTCGACGCGGCCCAAGCCCTTCATGAGAGCCTCCATGCTGGCCATGGCTTCGGGCGAAGGGACGAAGATGATGGGCGCCGTGTTGGTGCCGATGTGGACGTTCATAGCGAAGCTCCATGAAAAAGACCGCACGATGGCGGCCTGGGTTGAAATGGAAGGGGTTTGATCAGGACAGCGCCCATGCGCTGTGCTCATGCCTCGGTCAGGCTGGCGTGATCTGGAAGGGCGTGCGGTCCTTGCCGTTGATCCAGTTCGGCGGCTTGCCCCGGCCGGTCCACGTCGCGCCGCTCGCGGGGTCGCGGTACTTCGGGGCGCCCACGCTGGCTGCCTTTTTGCCCTGGGCCGGAAAGACATCGGCAGCGGTCAGTCCGTGCTCCTGGATCAGCGCGCGGGCTTCGGTCACAGCCTTCGCCTTGGCCTCTGCCTGAGCGGTGGCGATCTGGGCTTCGAGGGCGGCTTTCTGAGCCAGCAGGTTCTGGTATTCGGTCATTTCGGATTTTTCCTTTCTGGACTGGGTGATCAGTGCCCGCAGGGCAGGGCATCGCCGCGGTTGTGGTCTTCGGGCAGTTCGGCGCCACAGCCGAAACAGTGCGTGGGCTTCTGCTCGTCCCACCAGATGGCGCGGGCACGTTCGGCGGCGCGGCGCGCAGCTGGCAGATCGCGCTCGGCGCGCGTGGGCTGGTGTTCGGTGTCTTGGTTCATGCTGTTGAGGCTGGGGCCGCCGGCCGCATCCAGATGCTGGCGAGCATGTCGGTGGCGCGCGGGCGGGAGGGGTTGCGGAGGCGATAGCGGCGGTACTTGTCACACACGCAGGCGTTGCACTGGTCGGCCAGCCCGTCGGGGCTTTTGACCAGGGCGCGAAAAAAGCCCACGTCGGCGGGCCAGGGCTCGCCGCAGGTGGTGCAGACCTTTTCAGGTGGTGTGGCCATGGCGAGGGAGTTCGCAAAGGGCGCCCAAGATAGGCGCCCCCGCAATCAGTTGCGCGCGGTGTTCGGCGCGCCGTTGAGGATCTGCAGCTCGGTGGCGGCGGCGATCTTTTCGCGCAGGTCCTTCACGGCCTGCTCAACCACCTTGTGCGGACGGACCAGCTCCAACCACATGACGAGGTTGCCGCCGTCGATGCGGTAGCGGAAGCGCACATCCACACGCCACTTGTCGCCGTTCTCGAAGACGGGAATGCCCAGACTGAACTGCTCGGGCACCTGCAGTTGGCCCTGGCGCGCGCTGCCCTGCACGTCTTCGTCGTAGGTGAACTGGGTCGAGCCGTCCGACAAACGCACGCTGCTCTTGAAGTCCACCTTCTTCTTGGCTTCCAGCGTGCGGCAGACCTCCAGCAACGTGGAGCCGTCCGGGCTGCCTGGTTCGCGCGCTGCCGGGTCGGCAGCGATGTAGACGACATCGACCAGGTTGCTCTCGATGAACTGCGCGAGCTCGACCTGGCCCACCTTCTTGCCATCCATGCCTGTCCACGCCTTCCACTCCGGCGAGAGGGGAGCGTTGTAGCGAGCTTGGTGATCACCCCAGCCACTGCCGAACGCGATGTGATTGAACACGGCAGTGAAGGTGGGCGGGTCGATGGTGCTGAACAGACGAGTGGATTCACCCTTCTGGTCGTTGACCACGGCGATGAACGATTCGGCATCGTTCAACTGCACCGTGCCCTTCTTGCGGGTCGGGGCCGCGAGCGTGTGGCTCAGGTCTTCAGCGGTGAAGCCTTCGGGCAGAAGCACGATGGGCGCGCCGGCGCCGACAAAGCGCACGTCTTGATGGCTGGCTGCCTGGATTTCACGGCTGGCGGTTTCGGTCTTGGTGTCTTGCAGGTCCACGGGGTTCTCCTTGAGGGACTGGGTTGAGGGAATGGGAGTCAGCCGACGACGCGCAGGCCGGGCTGCTGCTCAGGGGCTGCGGCGGTTTGGCGCAGCTCCTTCTGGGCAATGGATTCCTGCGACACGTCGCGCACGCCATCCAGCGTTTGCTGGCGAGGATCGCTGCGCTGCAGGTTGTTGTCGGGGGTGGTGAAGAGGATGGTTCGGCCCTTCGTGGGCGCGGGCAGCTTGGTCTTCACATCGGTGTCCAGCTCCATCTGGCCGGCCTTGCCACCGATGGGTTTCATCTTGATGGTCAAGGTGAGCGAGCCGGCTTTGCCCGTTTCCGTGGTGGCGTGCACCAGGTCGTTCAGGGCCTCGGTGGCTTCCTCGCCCAGGAAGGGCGCGCTGTTTGCCAGGAAGTCGGCGAAGGCCTGGCGCCTGGATTTGAGGGTGGGATTGATGAGCTTGCTCACGGGATGCTCCTATCTGGTTGAGGTAAAAAAATGCCCACCAGGTGGTGGGCGTTGAGGGAGAGCAGGGGAGGGCCGGCTATATCGCGCCGCCTTCGGTGTCGTCGGCGGGCAGGTGCTGGATGGCGGGCGCAGGGATCGCTGGCGCGCGCGGCGCAGGCCCGGCCAGGAACTCTTCGCGTTTGGCATAGAGCTGGTCGATCAGGGCGTCGGCCAGGCGGGGCAGGTCGCGGGCGTTCATCAGCACCGCGCTGCGGTCCTTCTCGAAGGGCACGCCCAGGGCCACGAGGTTTGCGGCGCTGAGCTGCAGCACGGGTGCGAAGGCGGCGCAGATCTGCGAGAGGTTGAGCTTCTCGGGATTCGGCATGGCGATCAGCGGGCCTGTGCCTTGAGCTGGGACTCGCGCATCGCCTTGTAGCCGGCGAGCATGGGTTCGAGCTGCTGACGCAGATCCACGCCGCGCTCCAGGTTCGCGCCGACGCTGGCAAGGGCGCAACCCATGGCGTACAGGCCGCCGTACAGGGCAAACGTGTTGCCGTTTCGCTGGCCGTAGGCGCTCAGGATTTCGATGATCGGCTCGGCCACGTGCGTCATTGCATGAGCGTGGTGGTTGGACGTGATCTCGTGGGTGACGCGCACGCCTTCGATGGTTTCTGTGGAATGGCTCATGAGCTGGTGCTCCATGTTCAGAAAAGGGGTGCTCCGGAGATGGCGACCGCAGCAGCAAGGCCGGCAGCCGAGAAGGCGGACCAGAGGAAGAATCCGAGAAGCTTGGTCATGGCAGCTCGCGCAGGCATTCCATGGATTGCGGCCCGTTCCAGACCACGGCATGGCCGGGCGGGCAGGCCTGGGCGGCGCTGTGCGCGCGCTGCACGTCCGCTGCGCTGGCCGCGGGCTCCTGGGCCGCGCCGGCATCAGCACATGCGCTGAGCGCCAGAGCCACAAGCAGGACCACGCACAACAGAAGCCAGCCGCCGGGCGTGGGCGTAGGGCCTGGCTCGACCACAGGACCAGGGCGGGAGGCAGTGCGCAGAAAGCGCGCGTCGGGGTCAGGATTGAAGGGCTCGGATGGGATCACTCGTTGCATTTGGGCTCTCCAGAAACAACAAATCCGCCAGGAGGCGGATTCGTGGGGTTGGTGGCTTGCTGCTGTCGGCGCTGGGCTGCAGCCTCTGCCAACAGGCGCTCTTCTTCTTTCCATTCGGCAAGAGAGCGCGGCTCATAGGCCGCTTGGCCGCGATCGCCGCGCAGCCGGGTGAATCTGGTTCTCATGGTGGATTCCAAAAAAGCGCCCGCCCCACATTGCTGTAGGACGGGCCAAATGCCGCACGAAGCGGCCCCCACGAAACAGTGGCTCAGTCGTATTGCTCGCTGGCTGCGGACTTAACGTCGTGCTCATGCATATCGATTTCCAGGCTTGTGCGGCCGACATAAAGAGCAAGAAGCGTGGCCTCAAATTCACCGACTGCGTTTGGCAGGCTCATCGGGGTGACCACCTTGTCGTTCAGCGTGAGCGAATAGACTTGACCTTCCCTGGTGAAGGCGAGTCGCATGGAGGCAGAGTGCTTTCCGCGTGTGGATTCTTCGCCGTCCAAATAAAGCCATCCGCCACCGCCGCTGTACTCGCTCATTTCGAGTTCGGCATAGAAGGCCTCGTGGGATTCCTTGAGGAATCCGCTGCGCGCCTGCTGCAGCAAAACCGAGAGCTTGATGCGTTCGGGAAGATCTGGCATGAAGCTGCCCACTGCAGACGTGATGGCCGTCTGCACAGATTTCGCGTTCTCACCTTGGACAGCGCTGGAAACTGCTGCATTGAGCACATGCTGGAACTTGGCAACGTCATCAATTCGCAGGCCGTGCGGCATGGCTTCGCTGAGCTGCTCTTTCATGGCATCGCGGAACTTGCTGCGATAGCCGGTGGCATCGTTGATTGCATCCTTGACCGCTTCTGCGATGGCCTTGTCTACGATGGGTTGGATGCGCTCAGCGCTGACGGCCTGGGCGACGATTGCGGGCAGGTCCAATTCGATCTTGATTTCCATGGGGGCTCCTGATTGCGGCCGCGCGGGCCAAAAAACAAAAGGCCCTGCAACTGGTGAAGCTGCAGGGCCTTGATGGAAAGTGCCGATGCCTTGAAAGGCGCGCCTGGGAAGTAGAGAGGGAGGGAGGAGGAACCCAGGCTCGGCGTGGAAACTGATTGCGTCCACGATACTCTGCCCACGGCCAGGCAAATGTGAACGGGAAGTAAAAGGTGCAGGGCTCCCACCTGCTGCGGCCTGCTAAGCCTCTGCGACCCCGTGGCCAGGGTATGGATGATGGCATGCCGTGTAAGCCCCGGCTTCCCTCTATCGACGGTGGCTAGACTTTCACTGCTTGCAGGCGGGCAAATGCCTGTCACGATTTGCCATCAAGGGTGCTGGCTGGCCCCAGCAGATACCACCTGCAGCGCACTTTCGGGGCGGGCCACTCCAAGGCGCGCGCCCACCAGTCAGCACTCTTGATGGCCCCGGCGCTTGGCCGGGGCGTGTTTCTATCCCGCTGTCAATCCGCTCACTCGGGATTGGCAGCGCGTGCCTTCACAGCGCCAGGCGCCGCTCCAGGTCCTGCAGGGCGGCGCAGTCCTGGCGCAGCTGGTTGGCCAGCTCGTTCAGGCGGCGCACCAGCGGCGTCGAGGATGCAGGTTCGGCTTCGTGTGCACTGCCCTCGGCTGAGATGCCTGCGGCCGACATTACGGGTTCCAGCCGGCCCGAGATGCGCCTGATGGTGTTCTTCAAGTCATCCATGCCTGCATCGACGTTGCTGAGCGCGGCTTCGACCTGGCTGACGGGTTGGGCCTGGGCAGCGGCGTGCAGGGCGCTGACTCCGCGGGCAGGGGCGGCGCCGAGATGGGCGAGGGAGTTGGTCTGGTTCACGGTGGTCTCTCCTGTGGTGGGTGGTGGTGGAAACAAAAGAGGCCTCCCGAATCGAGAAGCCTCTTTTGTTTCGCCCCGATGCGCTCGGGGAGGGCGTTGATCTGGGCTTTTCTTTTCTTGGCATCCCAGTACATGCCTCACTCCCGTTTTCTTGACCCAGGAGGCGGTTCGCAGTGCAGCGGTAGCTCGCCTGCTGCCGGCTCAAGTCCGGCATACATGCGGCGCCATATCTCGTTCGCGATGCCTGATCCCATCCAGGGGCAGAGCGCTACTAGCCTTCGCACCGGCAGGTTCAACATTCCAACCGCGCCATGCCCGCGGCGCCCTGTCTTTACCCAGCCGTGCTTGCTGCAAGAGCCAGAGCGCGCCGGTCGATGCCGTGGTGCCCAACTTCCCAGTCGGTCCGCATGTGCGGTGGCAGGGAGGTTGAGTGTGATGATAAGGCGATGCCTAATTTTCTGCAATAGGCGTTGCCTTATTATTTCGGTGCATATTGGATGCACTCAGTGCAGACGCACTTCGAAGTAGGCTTCCTCCACTGCAATCCCCTGGAGTCCGGCTTGCTGGGCCGCCTCATAGGCCTTCTGCCAGGCGAGCGCCACTGGCTCGTTGGCCTTCCCGATTACGCCGCCCTCGGCCGCATCGTTGAAGAGCTTGTAGGCCCGGGTCATGGCCTCTTGGTTTGGGAAGCTTCGTTCAATCACCTTGGCAAATCGGGCTTCAGCCTTGGCTTTGATGTCGTGCTCGATGCCGATGCAGTCTTGAAGGGTGACTCGGAGTGAGGTGAGGGCGGAAGTGGTCATGTGCATCCTTGGTGCTGGTTAAAAACACAGTTCTAGTATGCATGACAACTGTATGTGTGTACAGTAATTTGTTACATGGCGTGTACCTCGCCAGCCAGCGTCCATGAAAAAGCCCGCTCGAGGCGGGCATGCTTTTCTTGGGCAGGGTAGTGCGCTTATGGCTTCGGTGTCGCGCCCGGAGATGGCACATTGATGATGATGGGTTGTTGGGGCGAAGATGGTACGGACTGGGGTGGCGGCTTCCCAGCCGTCCAGATTGTCGAGATGACGCCGATGATGCCAGCGACTGCAATCGTCCCAATGCCAATAAGTGCCCCGTGGGTCCAACGGTGGTTGTCCGCGATTGCCTTATGCATGTCGGCTTGGCTCTTCGCTATGTCTGCGCGTAACGCGGCGAACTCTGCCTTAGATGCGTTGGTGAACTCCGACCACTCCGCCTTCGTTTCACGACGCAGCGTATCCAAATCTGCCTTGGTGGGCAGATTTTTGACGGCCTCTTCTAGGGCGGCGACGCGTGCTTCCATGTCTCCATTATCCGTTGGTGGACCGCCGCCTTTCAACCTCTGCCCGGAGTGCGCTTTCAGCTCCAGCCCTCGCATTATCTGATCTCTCTTGCGAGAGACCTCGTCTATGTGCTCAACCATTTACGAGTTTCTCCAACGCGGCAATAAGTTCGTCGGTTCGCTCTTCTGCTTCTGCAATTTGATCTGAGGTCTTTTGGCGTACCACCTCTAGCCTTCCAATAGCCTGCTGCGAAACGCTTGGCATCTCTTGGAGTAGATCAATAAGTTCTTCCACGGCACTTTGCAGGGCTCTTGCGTTCACTTGTTGGGAAAGATGAAGCCGCACACTTGCGAGTGCAAAATCTTGAATTGTTCCGTCTATAGCCATGAGCAACTCGTTTTTCAATGCTTCATAGTCCACCACGCCAACACCTTGCCGGCAATGTTGATGCACTCAGATGCCTTGCGAAGATCAATTCGCTCTTCGTCGGGATAGTCCACGATGTTGTCGCTGCGAAGGACCAGTGTGCCGTCAGAGAGTATTAGTGCTTTCTTTAACAAGAGGCGGTTGTAAACATCAATGACGTAAATCCCCTGGGCGTCAATGGTCCGCTGCCCCATATCCACAAACACTAGGTCTTCATCTTGAATCGTCGGTTTCATGCTGTGGCCGTTGCCCGTCATGATCTTGATGCGCTCGGGATTGACTGTCCCGATCTTCTTGCGAACCCAGCTTTCCAAGACATCGAGATGCCGGACGATCTGCACGGCCTCGTCCATGTGCGAGCCAGGACCCATTGACGGCCGGACCGAGAGATGCTGCAGGCGTACGTAGCCGGGCGGTGGGGTGTCATCGATGACCTGGATCACGTTTTCCCCTTGTTTGGACGTCTCGGCGGTAGTCCCTGGCGGGTAATCGGGCAGCCCCCAGTGCGCAGGCTGGACCACGTCTGCGAAGTAGCTCCAGAGCTTTGGGAGTTTGTCCTTGCTGATGGTCCCGCGATTCACCCAGTCTTGGATGGATGGAGGCCTCACCTCAAAGTGCTCGGCTACCTCCTTCTTGGAGACGCCCTTCAGTTCGATGGCTTCAGCGATGGCTTGGCCTAATTTTTCACCAGTAAGCATTGCCTAATGTTCCATGTGTGAGTGTGCGTAGGCAATGCCTATTGATAAAAATTAGGCAGAGCCTTATCATGGGGTATGACGTACTCACACCCCGGACTTGCGGTTCAGGCAGTTGTCGATCTTGTTGGCAGCCAAGCTGCCCTGGCTCGCGCGCTCCAGGTTTCCGCGCCCACTGTGAATCAGTGGATCAAGAGGCGCCGCCCGGTCCCAAAGGCGCTCAGCCCAAGGATTGAAGCGCTGTCCTGCGGCGTGGTCTCCCGACGAGACCTGCGCCCCAACGACTGGCAGGACATCTGGCCTGAGCTTGCGCAGCCCACCCCCCAGGAGCAGGGCCATGCATAAGCCGTACCGCTGGGGAGACAAGGCCCCGCCCACTGTGCAGCGCCTGCGGGAACTGCGCAGGAAACGCGAGGCGACCGTGCAGGCCAAGCGCGATCACCAACGGTTCGTGATCAGGCATCGCCTCATGCACGGTAGCGAGGAAGAGCGCAACGCGATTCTTCGCGCCATTCATGGGGATGCCTTCGGCGACTTCGATAGCTCCAACGGTACGGCCAATGCCCCCGCGTCGCGTCCGCCTGTCCTGAGCTGGCTGCTGGGTTGGTCGCGCCTCAATCGCTGGCATCCCGACGCCCCTCCACCTGTCACCACATCCAAGGAGTAGTCCCGCATGCGAGACACCCACGAAAAGCTGAGCCGGGCTGAAGCGGCCGCCTTCCGGGCGATCCAGGCAGCTCTTGCCGACCTCGACGCTGAGCAGGCCGAGCGCGTGCTGGCTCGTGTCCAGGACCAACTGGACGAAGAAGCTGGCGGGCCCATGTTCGCGCGCGGCATTGCCGGCCCGCTGGGCAAGCTGGACATCCCGCTGCGCACCAAGGTGGACGAGGCCACGGCCGACCTGTTCCTGCGCCACTGCGGCCAGCAGGCCACGGACACATCCATGGTGCTGCGCGACTGCGTGTACGCCCTGGTCTACGGCAAGACCTATCGGCAGATGGTGGTGGAGAAAGTGAACCATGACGCGCAGCGTACCGAGGCGCTGGCCAAGCTCATAGGGCCTTTTGGTAGCCCCGAATTCGGAGGGCCTGCCCGATGAATGCGATCACTGCAATTTCCGCCGCTGTGCTGACCATGAGCAGCGAAGAAATCGCCGCCCTGGTGGAGTCCCGCCACGACAACGTGAAGACCTCCATCGAGCGCCTTGGCGCGCGCGGCGTGATCCAACTCCCTGCGTTGCAGGAAGTTCGGAACCATCTCGGCCAGACCGTGAGCGTCTACCAACTGTGCAAACGCGACAGCTATGTCGTGGTGGCGCAGCTGTCTCCTGAGTTCACCGCGCGGCTGGTGGATCGCTGGCAGGAGCTGGAGGCCCAGGCCGCCCCGGCGGTGCCGCGCACGATGTCTCAGGCGCTCCGTCTGGCCGCCGAACAAGCCGAGCAGATCGAGCAGCAGCAGGCCGCCCTGGCACTGGCCGCGCCCAAGGCTGAATACGTGGATCGCTACGTGGCCGCCAATGGCGCAAAGGGCTTCCGTCAGGTGGCCAAGCTGCTGGGCGCGAACGAGCACGAGTTCCGCGCGTGGCTGCAGGACGAAAAGATCATGTACCGCCTGGGCGGCGAATGGACTGCGCACCAGTGCCACATCGATGCTGGCCGCTTTGTCGTGAAGACGGGCGTGGCCCATGTCAACGATCACGCCTTCAACGCCACGAAGTTCACACCCAAGGGCGTGAATTGGATCGCCGGCCTGTGGGGCCAGCACCAGGCCCGCCTGGCGGAAGGGGAGCGCGCATGAATCTCGCTTCCATGCTGGACCGGCCCATCGCCTTCCAGCGTTCCTTTGTGCACCTTGGCGCCGGCATCACAGGCGCGCTGATGCTCTCCCAGGCCGTGTATTGGGCCAACCGTGGTTCTGACGACGACGGCTGGTTCTTCAAGACACAGGTGGAATGGGAGGATGAAACAGGCCTCAGCCGCACTGAGCAGGAGACCGCCCGTAAGAAGCTGCTGTCGCTCGGCCTCATGGAGGAGGCCCGCCGCGGCATCCCCGCCAAGCTGTATTTCCGGGTCAGCATCGATGCGCTGGTGAGCCAGTTGGAGGGCCTGGAGACCCCCTGCAAACAAGATTGCAGGAATCCTGCAATCAAGGATGCGGGAACCCCGCAAGCAGGTTCGCAGAAATCCCGCAAACAGGTTCGCGGGAAAGCTGCAAACAGGTCTGCAGGAAACCCGCAATCTAAACTAAGTAAGACTACAACAGAGACTACTTCAGAGACTACAGCAGAGAGTATTGCGACGGGGGCTGAAGCCCCCCACGCTGCTGCTGAGCCGATGCGTGTGACGGCACCCAACGGGACCATCCACGAGATCCCTGCTGAGCTGCGCTACCCCGGCCCCGACACCAAGTCCCACAAGACCTGGATCGCCTACGCCATTGCCTACGAGGGCCGGTACCACAGCTGGCCCGTCTGGAACCAGACGGTGGGCGGCCAGATCTGCAACTTCATCGACCGTGTTGGCGCCGAGGTCGCCCCCCGCATCGCCGTGCACTACGTGCGCCGTGTGCAGGAGGACTTCATCGTCCGGGAGATGCACCCCGTTCGCCTGCTGCAGCAGAACGCGGAGAAGTGGGCAACGCAGTGCCAGACCGGCCACACCATGACGAGCACCCGTGCCCGGCAGGCTGACCAGCTGGACGCCAATGCTTCGGTGGCCGATGACGCCATGGGCATCCTGCTCGCGGCACGCGCAGCAGCAGGGGAGGGCGGCGCATGCTGAACCACGAGCAACTGCGGTGGTTGCTGCAGCAACTGGCTCAGACTGCCGAACTGCTGGGCCATGCCATCACCCCCACGGCGGCCGCCGTCATGGCCGATGACCTGGCCGGCTTTCCGCAGGAAGTCCTGAAGCTGGCCCTGGCCCGCGTGCGCGCCGAGCACACAGGCCGGCTCACGCCCAAGGTGATCATCGAGCGCCTGGAGGCGCTGGCCGGCCGCCTGACCCCCAATGAGGCGTGGGCCACCGTCCTGCAGGCTCAGGATGAGCGCGCCACCGTGGTCTGGAACAGCGAGATGCAGGAGGCCTGGGCCATCGCCGCGACGGTGGCCGCCGGCGGCGACAAGATCGGCGCCCGCATGTCGTTCCTGTCGGCCTACGAGCGCATCACCAGCCTGGCCCGCGCCACGAAGCGGCTGCCTGCGCCTCTGGTGTCCTTCGGTACCGACCGCGAGCTGCGCGCCCTGGCGCTGCGCAATGCGTGGGAGCGCGGCCAGCTGCCGGCGCCCACCGCCGTGGTGCTGGCCCTGGAAAACGGAGTGACGTTGCCCGAGGCCATCTTCAACGGCGAGACGCTGGCACAGGCCGTGCAGCAGGGCCTGCTTTCCGCCGAAGCGGCACGCGACCACGTCCAGCATGGCCGCCTGGCTCTGGCCGCGCCCGCGATCAATCCGGTGGCACTGCTGGCCGGCAAGGTGCTCCCGACCAAGGACGCAACGCCGGAGGTGCGCCGCCGCCTGGCCGAGCTGCGCGACGAGGCCGCGCGCCGCACGAACCGCTTCACCCGTGCCCAGGTCCAGGCCCGCGCCGCCCGCATGCGCCTGGGTCAAGCCAAGCGCCGCACTGCCGCCGCCGTGGCGCAGCACCAGCAGGGGAGCCAGCCATGACCGCCATTCATCCCGCCGCTACCCGCGCCTACCTGGCGCTGCCCTATGCGTACTCGCTGGCACAGGAGCTGTCGGCCAGTGAGCGGCAGCCGCTCCACCAGCGCAAGCGCGAGCCTCTGGCCGCTGCAGTCCTGGCTGCCGTGCATGCCGTGGGCTACGCCGTTCCGACGGTGCAGCACTGGCGCGACCTGGCTGACGCCGCGAACCTGTCCGAAACGCTGCTGGGCATGGGCGTCTTCACAGAGCCCGAGGCGCAGAGCCTGTTTGCCGATGCTGTGGCGGCCGTCGTGGACCTGGGCCGCAAGCACGGGCACGGCCAGGAGATGCGACTGAACGCCGTGCAGCTGGGCCACCTGGTCGAGTTCGGCGAGGCCTACGGCCAGGTGCTGGAGGTGATCCCGGCCCGCACCTTCATCCGCGCGCACCGCGCGACCGAACGCCGTCTGCGCGAGCTGCTGGTCAACAGCCACGGCGGCGACTCCCATGAATTCATCGTCGTCTGAACACCAATGGCAGCAACACCAAATCAATCTCAGCGGGGCAGCCGTGGCGCACCTCGTCAAGCTGGCCCAGCAGCCCGGGTGGTGGGAGTGCGTCAAGGCCAGGGCCCGGGAGCTGGACAGGGACGAGTCCCGGCTGTTCGTGGACATCGAGCAGCAGGTGGTGCAGCAGCTGCAGGCGCTCGCGTGGCGCCCGCCGCGCCGCGCGTGACGGTGCCGGCTGGCCACCAGGGCCCGATCACGGTGCTGGGCATGGACCCGGGCAAGCACACGGGCCTGGCCTGGATCGTGGACGGCCATCTGCAGGCGCTGGAGGAGATTGCGCCAGCGCAGATCCTGCAGACGCTGCAGGGCAGGGCGCCCACGCTGGTGATCTTCGAGGACAGCCGCAAGGCACGGAAGACCTGGACCGGCCAGGGCAGCGCTGCAGCGCGGGCCAAGATGGCGCGCAATGTGGGCGAGATCGATGCCTGGTGCGTGCTGATCGAGACCCTGTGCGCCAGCCTTGGCATTGCCTGCTTCGGCATGGCGCCGAGCGCGAAGGCTGGCAGCGCCCACGGCGCCAAGATCGACGCCGCAACCTTCAGCCGCCTGACCGGCTGGGCCGGCCGCAGCAATCAGCACCAGCGTGACGCCGCAATGATCGCGTGGTCCTTCCGGAGGGCCCGGCCATGAAGCGCATCTACATCGCCGGCCCGATGACAGGCCTGCCCGACTTCAACTACCCGGCCTTCAACCGCGCCGCCGCCGTGCTGCGCGCCCAGGGCCACCACGTCGAGAACCCAGCCGAGAACCCCGCGCCAGCGTGCGGAAGCTGGGCCGGCTACATGCGTTTGGCGCTTCCGCAGCTGTGCACCTGCGATGCCGTGCACCGGCTGCCGGGCTGGAAGCAGTCGCGCGGTGCCCGGTTGGAGAGCTTTGTGGCGCGCGTGCTGGGTCTGGAGGTGCAGGACTTCGATGCCGGCGCAGGGGAGGGCGGCGCACATGCTTGATTTCCGCCCCGACCTTCCGCGCCGTGGCCAGCGCGGCCCGGTGCGCGCCGCGCCCCAGCACCCGCCCCTGTGGCGTGGCGCCGCAATGCGCGAGCGCATCGAAGGCCCAGATGCCCTGGGCCACTACCGCTTCTCCGTCTGGTCGGAAAACCGCTGCTGCCGCCTTGAGCAGCACGGCCCGACCCGCGTGTGCGTGATGGGCGATCACGGTTTCCTCGTGGATGTGGGGCTGGAGGGGGATATCCGATGAGCGGCTTCCTTGTGATCCCCATGAGCTGGGTTGATGAGCTGACGGGCGTTGTCCCGGGGCTGACGCCCGCGCAGTTAGAGCAGTTGCGCCGTGGAGAGGTGGTAGGCGTTTCTGGTCTTTCCATCGTTGCACAGGGCCATATGCCGAGCATCAAGGTGCCACCGCCGCCGCCGATTGACCGCGCCAGGCATCTGGCAGTGCTGCGCCGGCATCTTCGCCATGGCTGGAGGGCGCGTTGATGCTGGTGCGCCGTTCTTCTTTCCCGCCCAGCCGCGGCTTCGGTCGTCGGGCTCCAGCAGCAGCTCAGGTCGAGGACCGCGAAGACCTTCTGGCGCAGCGCGCGGCCCGAGCCATGGAAAGCGCCCGCGCCACGGCCGGCATGGCGTGCACCAGCATCGTGGTGATGGGCGCAGCCAGCACAGGCTTGGTCGTGCCCAAGGCTGAGATTCTCGAATGCGAGGCCTACCGCCGCGCCGTGGCCGCGCTGCCGTGCATCTGGTGCGGCATCTGCGGGTTCTCTCAGCACGCGCACCTGAACCTGGGCAAGGGCTTCGCGCTCAAGACAGATGACCGCACAGGTTTTCCCCTCTGCTGCGCGCGCCCAGGCATCGAAGGCTGCCACATCGCATACGACCAATACCGCCTCATGGAAGGCGGCCGCGAACAGCACCGCGCCTACGGCCTCGAATGGGGTCGCATCACCCGCCACACGATTCTTGAATCCGGCCAATGGCCAGCACGCCTTCCCCTCTGGAGTGAAACCGCATGAACCAAGCCACCACCAGCACAATCCACAAAACAGCCGGCGGGAACCCGGACACTGGCGCTGTCGAGGCCGTGCCCACGCTGACGCAGGTCTATGAGGCGATCCGCCAGCTGCATGAGGCGGGAGAAGAGCCCACGCGAGACCGCATCCACAAGATGACGGGCCTGAACCTCACCACTGTGGACGACCGGATCAAGGTGCTGCGCGGCGAGGGGATGATTTCGGCGGTGAAGCAGTGCTATCGCCCTGTGCACCAGCATGGCCCAGCGCGCGCTGTGACGGTCACGCACCTGACCGATGGGCGCTCCATCCTGGAGATCGGAGAGCATGTCGTCCACTTCAGCAGGACCGAGGGCGGGATGGTGGGCCAGGCCTATGCCGGTATCGCGCTCGAGCACACGGCCCTGGCGCGCGTCACTGAGCTGCAGGACCAACTTCTGGAGGAGGTGGCAAAGCGGAGAGCGCTTGAGCGCAAGGTGGAAGCGTTGAAGGTGCAGCGCAAGGCTGACCCGCGCCAGGGCGATCTGCTGATGCAGGACCAGCTGCTGGTCTGAATTTCGGCAGGTAGTCGTTGGGGTGATGCGTCACCCCGGCTAGGGTTCGACGGCCCTAGGCCATGCCGGAACACTTCCGGCTATGGCCCAACGTCCTGCCGGCAAGTCCGAGCCTCCTAAGAAACCAGTCCCCAAGAAGCCTGCAGCCGTGAAGAAGGTCGCAGGCTCTGCCGTTCCTGCGAAGCGCCCAGCGGTCAAGAAGATGCCGAGCGCTACCGAGAAACCGGCATTGAAGAAGGCGCCGGCCAAAAGGGCAGCCGTCAAGCGCACGGACGCGCAGGCGCTGACCGCGAGGGAATCGAAGTTCATCGATGAATTCCTGGTTGACCTGAATGGCACCCAGGCAGCGATCCGGGCCGGCTACAGCGCCAAGACAGCCCGGCAGATCGCCTCGGAGAACCTGTCAAAACCTCACATCCAAGTCGCGATTGCGGAAGCCCGAAAGCAGCAGCAGGAGCGCACGCAGATCACTGCCGACGCCATGCTCCAGCAGGCTTGGCTGATCGCCACAGCCGATGCGCGTGAGCTGATCGAGACCAAGGTGGCCTGCTGCCGCCATTGCTGGGGCGAGAACTTCCGCTACCAGCGCACCGTCAGCGAGATGAACCATGCACGCGAGTCATGGCGCGCTGAAGGCAAGGCGCCCGAGGATTTCGATGAAGAAGGCGGCATCGGCTTCAACCCCCACCGGCCGCCGCACCCGGACTGCACTGCATGCGTTGGGGATGGATATGCACGCGAGGTCATCAAGGACACCCGCTACCTGAGCCCAGCCGCTGCACAGCTCTACGCCGGAGTGAAGCGTACGAAGGAAGGCCTGCAGGTCCTGACGCACAGCAAGGAGGCCTTCGCAGAAAAAATCTGGAAGTACCTGGGCATGTACGAGAGGGACAACCAGCAGAAGTCGGACCCTCTGGCCGCGCTGCTGCACCGCATCTCCAAGGAGAACGGCAACGGGTTCGCGCCCATTGCAGATGACCCGGAGCGCACAGGCCCGCGCGCGGGCTCCACGCTGCCGGTGAAGCAAGACCCGACGGACGAGGAGGATTGAGGCTGTGGTCGCGCGCGTCCACAGCGCTCCCCTGAACCGGCTCCCCGACACGCCCGAGGAGCTGGAGCGGTGCCTGCGCGATCCCGAATGGCGCCTGTTCTCCGGCTGCCTGTACAAGATCATGGTCAAGGGCGATTCCAAGGATGGGGAAGAGGCCGACACCTTCACCATGCCCTTCCGGCCGAATCGCGCGCAGAAACGGTTCATCAGCCGGCTCTGGCACCGCAACATCATCCTGAAGGCGCGGCAACTGGGGTTCACCACGCTGATCGCCATCCTGTGGCTGGACCACGCGCTGTTCAACGCGGACCAGCGCTGCGGCATCATCGCGCACGATCGCGAGGCAGCCGAGGCCATCTTTCGGGACAAGGTGAAGTACGCCTACGAGAACCTGCCCGAGGAGATCCGCGACCGCTTCCCCCTGGCGCGCGACAGCGCGGTCGAGCTGCTGTTCGCCCACAACAACAGCAGCGTGCGCGTGGCTACGTCCATGCGCTCGGGCACCATCCACCGGCTGCACGTTTCTGAGCTGGGCAAGATCTCGGCACGCTTCCCGCACAAGGCCAAGGAGGTGATGACCGGCTCCATCCCGGCCGTGCCCACCACGGGCATCCTAGTGATCGAGAGCACGGCCGAAGGCGCCAACGGCGAGTTCTACCACCTGTCCCAGCGTGCAGAAGCCCTGCACTACACGCACAAGAAGCTGAGCCCGCGCGACTACCGCTTCCACTTCTACGCGTGGTGGCAGGAGCCCAACTACCGCATGGACGCGGGCCTGGTCCATGTCACGCGCGAGCAGCACGACTATTTCGACCAGGTCGAGGTCGAGATGCAGTGCACCATCGATCTGGAGCAGCGGGCCTGGTATGTGGCCACACAGGAGGCTGACTTCCCCGGCGCTCCTGAGCGCATGTGGCAGGAATACCCATCCACGCCAGCCGAGGCATTCCAGCAGTCGAGCGCGGGCCGGTACTACGCAAAGGCCATGGTCGCGCTCACGAAGCGCGGCGGCATCACATCGGTGCCCGAGCTGGATCTCCCGGTCTACACCTTCTGGGACATCGGGAGCGCGGACGGCACGGCCATCTGGTTCATGCAGTCCCTGCGCGGCGAGGACCGCTTCATCAACTACTACGAGGAGCACGAGGAAGACCTGCGGCACTACGTGCGCCACCTGCAGGGCCTCGGTTACGTGTTCGGCGCGCACTTCCTGCCGCACGACGCGAATCACAAGCGCCAGAGCGACACCAACCGGTCAACGAAACAGCATTTGCAGGCACTGATGCCGGGCCAGCGCTTTGTGGTGGTGCCCAAGATCACTCAGCTTCAGACGGGGATCTTGGCTGTCCGCAAGCACCTGCGCGGCGCCTGGTTCGACCGGGAAGCCTGTGCCTTCGGCCTGGAGCGCCTGCGCGGCTACAGCAAGAAATTCAGCCGGGCGCTGAACAAATTCATCGATGAGCCCGACAAGTCCAACGGCTGCACGGAAGGCGCGGACGCGCTTCGGCAGTGGGCCCAAGCCAAGGAAAGCGGGCTCTTCAACCCCAATGACGATGGGTACGGCGCGCGCGCTGAGCCCGAAGAGGAAGAGGATGCGCCGGACTGGCGCGCGTGAGGCACTGCCATGAACTATGCAACCCCCCCAAGCACTGCAGACCTGGGCGCGGCGCTTACGCCGCAGGAATATGCCCGCATCATCGATGACATCCTGGAGCAGCCGCCGTGGCGCCGGCAGGCCGACATGGAAGCCGACTATGCCGACGGCAACCAACTGGGCAGCGAACTGCTCGCGCGCATGAAGCGCTTCGGCATCCCGCCGGCCAAGGAGAACATCATCGGCCCAGCGATTGCGGCCGTGTGCGGATACGAGGCCAAGACGCGGACCGACTGGCGCGTGACGCCCGACGGCGACCCGGGTGGCCAGGACGTGGCCGATGCGCTCAATTTCCGGCTGAACCAGGCCGAACGCCACAGCCGTGCAGATCGCGCGATCAGCGATGCCTTCAAGCCCCAGGTGAGCGTGGGCCTGGGTTGGGTGGAGGTCGCGCGGGCCAGCGATCCATTTGCCTATCCCTACCGCTGCCGGTATGTGCACCGCAATGAAATCTGGTGGGACATCCGAGCGCAGGAGGATGACCTGTCCGATGCGCACTGGCTGCTCCGGGAGCGGTTCATCCGCAAGGACCGGGTCGCGGCGGCATTCCCCAAGTATCGGGACCTGATCATGCGTGCGGACTCCGCATCCGGCCCTGGCGGCTATGGCGGCTATCTGGGAGAGGGCGGCTATTCCACGGGCTTGGTGCCGGGCCTGGATGTGTCCCGGGCCTGGACTCCGCGCGAGCATGCCTGGTACCGATCCGAGACCGACGAGCTCAGCCTGTGCGAGCTCTGGTACCGGCGCTGGGTGTCGGCGCTGGTGCTGCGCCTGCGTGGCGGCCGCGTGGTGGAGTTCGATGAGTCCAATCAGCAGCACCGCCTGGCCGTGGCCTCGGGCGCGGGCACGCTGTCGCGCGAGACCGTCACGCGGCTGCGCAGGTCCTACTGGACCGGTCCCATCTGCCTGCACGACGGCCCCACGCCATACCCGCACCAGCATTTCCCATATGTGCCGTTCTGGGGCTACCGGGAAGACCAGACGGGCATGCCGTTCGGCCTGGTGCGCGACATGCTGTTCCCGCAAGACAATCTGAACAGCACCATGGCAAAGCTGCGCTGGGGCATGGCCTCGACGCGGGTGCGGCGCACCAAGGGCGCAACGGAGATGACCAGCGCTCAGATCCGCCAGCAGCTAGCGCGCCCGGACGCCGACATCGTGCTGGACGCTGAGCATATGAAGGATGGCGGAATATTCGAGGTGGACCGCGATTTCCAGCTCAACGCCCAGCACCTGCAGTTGATGGATGACAGCCGGCGCGCTCTGGGCCGCGTCAGCCCGGTCACGCCGGCCATGCAGGGCCAGGCAGGCACTGCGCGCAGCGGCCTGCAGGAAACCACCCAGGTGGAGCAGTCCCAGATCGGTATCGCCGACATGATGGACAACACCAAGGACGGCCGCACGATGGTCGGCGAACTGCTGATGTCGCTGATCATTGAGGACATGGGCGACGAGGAGCAGACCATCGTGATCGAGGGCGATGTGCTCAACCCGCCGCGCACCGTGGTGCTGAACAAGGCCGAAGAGGACCCCGACACAGGCTTGGCCTATCGGTCCAACGATGTGCTGCGCACGCGCATGAAGGTCGCTCTGGAGGACGTGCCGAGCACCAGCAGCTTCCGAGGCCAGCAGCTCAGCTCGTTGTCCGAGGCGGTGAAATCCTTGCCGGAGCATATCCAGGTGGTCGCGCTGCCATTCCTGATCGACCTGATGGATCTGCCCCGCAAGAAGCAGGTGGTGGAGGCCATCCGCGCGGCAACTGGCCAGCAGACGCCGGAGCAGATCGAGCAGCGTGTGCAGCAGGAGGTGCAGGCCGCGCTGGTGAAGGCAGGTCACGAGCTGAAGGCGCGCGAGCTGGAAATGAAGGAGCGCCTCACCGATGCCCAGATCAAGAAGGTGATGGCCGACGCTGTGCAGGTAGGCGTGCAGGCCGCCTTCTCGGCGATGCAGGGCGGGGCCCAGGTCGCCATGAATCCTGCCATCGCGCCCATCGCGGACGCCATCATGCAGGGCGCTGGTTACCAGAAGCCCAACCCTGGTGGCGACGATCCAGACTTCCCGGTGCCGGACGTGGCGGCCGGCGGCCCCGCGCCTCAGCCGGGCGGGCCGGGCGCGGCCGGCGACATCGGCCAGGTGCGCGAGAACACCAGCCCTGCATTCCCGCCCATCCCGCAGGAGCCGGCGCGCGGCATGCAAGGGATCGAGACCGCCACCCCAGCCGACAACCTGTAGCGCTTCACTCCGTCCAGAGTTGGTTGCGGCGCGCATGGCGACCGACACTGTGTTCCACGTTGAAGGCGAAAGCCAGAGACGAGAAGCCTGCCCGTGATGGGTCGGCACCTCCCGCAGCTGGAGAGCGTGATGGTCGGGGCTTCGGCCCCGGCCTGATCCTCGAATCTGCGTGCCCCCTCAAACAGGCCCGGCCGGATAGCCGGGGATGTGGAGCACCTACATGCCGATGTCACCTGAGCAACTGCTCGAATCCGCCTTTGCAGGCCAACTGGATCTGGACGCGGATGCGGCCCAGACCGCCGAAGCCAGCAACGCCGCGAGCACTGCTACTCCCGCAACTGCCACCCCTGGTGCTGAGCAAGCCGCTGCAGCGCCTTCTGCCGCTCCTTCTGCCGCTCCTGCTGCAGCCACCGCTGTTGCAGCAACCCCTGCTCCTGCACCTGCTGCAGGCGCGACGCCCGCTCAGGATGACGAGCCGGCCGGTGCGCCCATTGCCAGCAAGTCGGGCAGCTACACGATCCCCTTTGAAAAGCTGGCCCAGGCCCGTACCGAGCGTGACCAGTTCAAGGCGCGCGGCGACTCGCTGGAGAGCGAGAACGCCACCTTGAAGGCTCAGATCGACCAGTTGACCCGCAGTCAGCAAAGCAACCTCGCTCAGGCCCAGGCGGATGCCGCGGCCCGCGAGCAAGCTGGCGCGGCGCCAACCTCGGCCGACAAGAACCTGGCCATTGCCCAGGCAGCTGCCACCCAAGGCGTGGACATGGCCCTGTTCGGCGACTTCTCGGAGGAGGGGATAGCCAAGGGCGTGGCCGCGCTGGTGGACCAGCGTGCAGCAGCACTGGTGGACGCGCGCCTGGCCCAGGCGATGCAGCCGCTGCAGCAGCGTGAACAGGTCAGCGCCCAGCAGGCGCACGACAACGCGATCTATGCAGCCCATGCCGACGCGGACGAAATTGCCGACTCTGCCGAGTTCAAGCAGTGGGTGGATGCCCAGCCTGCTTTCGCGCGCGCGGCCGTGGCCAACGTCCTGCAGAACGGTTCCGCTGCCGAGATCGTGGAAGTCTTCAGCACCTTCAAGGGTGCCCGGTCCGCAGCTGCTCCTGCTGCCAGCCCTGCCGCTCCTGCCAATGCCGTGGACGCGGCCGTGGCAAAGGCAAAAGCTGACGCAGAGCAGGCCGTGCCGGTGAGCCTGTCTGAACTGACGGGCGCGGCTGCTGGTGCCAGCGAAGCGGAGCGCGCGCAGGCACTGGCCAACAACCCCGCGGCGCTGCTCAACGTGATGAGCGGCATGTCACCGGCAAAGATCGATGCCTTGATGAACAGCTTGGCGTGAACCGCTGAATATTTTTTGAAACCCGGGCCACCTCGTGATGAGGCAGCCCTCTCCCCAAGACGGAGGACATATGTCCGGAAAAACCAATGTGGCAACCGGTTCGCCGAATGCCCAATACGTTCAGGCTGCCGGGCTGTTCGCTCAGTCCATGCAGCGCAATTCGACGCTGAACCGCATGGTGGGCACGGTCCCCCAGGGCGAGGCTCACGTCAGCGCCGTGCTGAGCAAGCAGACCGCCACCGACATGCCCATCGTGCGCACGGTGGACCTGACGCGCGGCCACGGCTCCGAGGTGGAGTTCCACTTCGTGCAGCCCACCAACGCCTATCCCATCATGGGCAACCGCATGGCCGAGGGCAAGGGCACGGGGATCGAGCTGGACAACGGCCGCGTGCGCGTGAACCAAGTCCGCTTCCCTGTGGACCTGGGCAACACGATGACCGATATGAATTCCCCCGTGGAATTCCGTCGCATCGGCCGACCCATTGCGCTGTCGCTGATGAACAGCTACCAGGACCAGCTGATGCTGACCCACCTGGCGGGCGCGCGCGGCTTTCAAGACGGCATGGAATGGCGTCTGCCGACCAGCGCCCATCCGGACTTCGCGGAGTTCGCCATTAACGAAGTGAAGGCGCCCACACGCAACCGGCACTACATCGCCGATGGCGACTCCATCAAGACTGTGTCGGTGAACGCGGGTGAGCTGGACATTGCCTCCACTGACGTGCTCGGCATGGACGTGGTGGACAGCATCCGCACGGTGATGGAGTCCATCGCACTGCCGCCGCCCGCCATCAAGATCCCCGAGGACAAGGTGGCCGAGGATTCGCCGCTGCGTGTGCTGCTGGTTTCGCCCGCGCAGTACCACGCATTTGCCCAGGACCCTGGCTTCCGCCAGTTCCAGGCGAACGCCCTGGCGCGCGCGTCCAAAGCCAACAACCACCCCCTGTTCCTCGGCGAAGTGGGCCTGTGGAACGGCATCTTGATCTGCAAGATGCCCAAGCCCATCCGCTTCTATGCTGGCGACACCGTTCGCTACTGCGCCTCCTACGAGACCGAGACGGAAAGCACCTGCACCGTCCCCGCCTCGTTCGGCACCACCCATGCGGTGGACCGCGCGATCCTGCTGGGCGGCCAGTCGCTGGCTCAGGCCTTCGGCAAGTCCAAGCACGGCGGTATGCCCTTCTTCTGGAGTGAGAAGGACTTCGACCACGGCGACAAGATGGAACTGCTGATCGGCGCCATCATGGGCGTTTTCAAGATCCGCTGGTTGGTGTCGCAGGGCAACGGCAAGAAGCACTACACCGACCACGGCGTCACGGCCATCGACACAGCCGTGCGCATCATCGGCGAGCGCAACTGACGCGCCCCAGGGCGGGCGGTCTGCTGATCGCCTGTTCTCCGCTGAGTTCTTCACCATTTCATCGGAGGCCAACATGGCAACCATCACCAAAGTGCAGTCCTCCAGCAACCAGCTGGGTGCGACTCCGTGGGGCAACCTGAGCGCCCTGCATTACACCCTGGCCACCAATGCGGCCGGCGCGGCCCTGGGCGGCGACATCCTGACGCCCGCCATTCAGGGCACCAAGATCCGCCTGGGCCTGCTGCCCGCTGGCTTCAAGCTGATCGACAGCCTGGTTGTCGTTGCCGTTGGCATGACGGCATCCGTCACTGCCAAGATCGGCTTCGAGTATGCCGACGGCGTGGATGTGCCGGCCGTGCCGCAGGACGACGACTACTTCGGCGCGGGCGTGAACCTGGCCGCCACGGCGCGCCTGCGCAATGCCACTGCCAACCCGGTCATCACGCTGCCCAAGGATGCCTACCTGATCCTGACCGTGGCCGGCGCGGACAACGCCAAGGCCAGCGCGCTGGACGTGGTGGTGCTGGGCGTCCCCGAAGGCGTGGCCTGATCGAAGCCGCGCTCGCGGCGATGAACCATGCAGCAAGCCGGCCTGTCCGGCTTGTTTCACATGAACGGAGCGAATCATGAAGTTCGACAAGCTGGAATACACGGGCAAGAAGCCCTATCACGACCGTCTGGCGGCCACCCATTGGCAGCCTGGCGACACCAAGCTGGTGCCCGAGGCCGTCGCGCGCAAGCTGCTGCGCTTCGTGGAGTTCAGCCGCGCGCCGGCAACCCAGCAGCAGGCGGACCAGCTGCAGCTGGAGGCCCAGCAGGGTCAGCAGGCGCAGCAGCCCGACACGTCGGACCAGCAGGACGATGCTGCGCTCCAGCAAGCGCACGCCGCCCAGCAGCAGGCGGACCAGTTGAAGCAGGAAGAGCGCGCGGCCACAGAGTCCATGCTCCTGACCATCGAGGGCATGGACAAGGGCGCCCTGGCCGAATACGCGGCGAAGTACGAGGTCAAGCTCGACGCGCGCAAGGGCGAGGCCAAGATGCGCGCCGAGGTGGCCAACCTGATCGAGCAGTTCGGAGCACGCTGATATGACGCTCCAGGATCTGATCAACCGCTTCCGCGCTGACTCCAAAGACTGCGTTAAGCCCTACCTTTGGGGCGAGGAACTGGTGACAGCCTGGCTGAACGAGGCCGTGGCTGAAGCGGCGGTGCGCGGCCGGCTTCTGTTGGAAGTAGAGCGCCCTCAAGTCTGCCATGTGCCGGTGAAGGAAGGTCAGGCCACCTATCCTCTGCACCCCGCCCTGTACGAGATCACCTATCTCGCCTACGAGATCGACGGCGCGCGGGAACCACAGGAGTTGACGCTGGTTTCCACGGAATGGCTGGACCGCCATCAGCCAGGGTGGCGCCACAAGCGTCTTGATTGCATGCGCTGGGCTGTGCAGGGCGAACGATCCATCCGACTCGTGCCGGCGCCGCCGCGCGACGGGCGTCTGGTGTTGGAGGGCTACCGCCTTCCGCTGCGACCCATGTGCAGCTTGGGAGAGTCGCCCGAGATCCATGCCTTCAGCCATGAAAAGCTGGTGCTCTGGGCCCTACACCGTGCGTTCTCCCAGCCAGACGCGGATGGTTTCGACCCGACGCGCGCGGCATTGGCTGAGGCGGAGTTCACGCGGTACTTCGGCCGACGGCCCGACTCCGATTTGCGCCGCCAAACCCGTGAGGACCAGCCTCACGTCACCGAATCCATCATTCTTTGAGGAGAGCCATCATGTTCGGCTTTCAACCAGGTCGGCGAGAAGCGCAGGCGGCAGAGCAGCCGCGACTGGGTTTCCGCCCGCGCAGCAAGGCCGCGGCTGTTGCTGAGGCCCAGAACCAGGCGCCCGACTCCATCCCCGCCATGGTGAAACCGGGTGAGTTCGTCTTGCCGCCAGATACCGTGCACGCCATGGGCGGCGCGGGCGCGCTGCAGGCCGCCGTCGATGCCACCCACACACCAGCACCCGAGCAGGCATTCGTGCCGCGCGGCTTCAAGCCAAAGGTGTTCTTCGCCAATGGTGGCCGGCCTGAGGACCAGATCCCGACGGACGGCTACCCCAAGGCTCCGGCTCCTGACGGCTCCCAGTCCAATCCCATGAACACGGAGTTGGGCCGCAATGTGTCGAACCTGGCCAATGCTGTGCCTGGTGCACTGGGCGGCAGTGCGTCTGCCCTCGCGCGCACGGGCGGGGCCATCAGCGGTGCCATCAACTCCGGAACCAACGCCGCGCGCGGACTTGCGGTCGGCGCCGGGATCGGAGGCGGTGCCGCTGCAGCCGCAGCACCTGCTGCCGCCTCCACGATGGCGAGCCCCGCGCCCTCCACGGCTCCAGCAAGCTCAGTTGCAACGCCGCAGGCCACGCCTCCCGCCGGCAGCACCATGGGCCCGCCCAGCTCGGCCGCGCCGCAGGAAGTCCAGCCCGGGATCTTCCGTCAGGGCAACAGCTTCTCCGACAGCGCACAGGGCGCGGCCCTGGGCAACGAACCGCGGGGCCTGCCATCGCGGCGCAACGACGCGGCCGGCGAGAACCTGGCCAGCCAGTACACCGCACGCGGCTTCACACCCGGCCAGCGCACCGAGGCCGAGCAGCCGCGTCTGGGCTTCCCCGGCTTCCGTGCTCCAACCGTCGCCCACTCTGGCAACGACTGGCAGACCCGCAAGGACCTCCAGAACCTGGAAACCGGCGCGAGCAGCATCGCGAATCGGCCCGAGTGGAGCGGCACAGGCATGGCCCGCTTCCGTGGCGGTGGCGCTCAGTCCGGCCCGCCGCCGGCCGTGGCCGCCTACCAGGCCGCCCTGCAGACCGACTCGGCGCTGCGCCAGGCCCAGCCAGGACTGGACGCCGAGACCATGCGCCAGAACGCAGGACTCATGCGCGAAGACATGCAGCAATCCGGCGGCGTGCAGCGCGAGGCCATGCAGCAGGCTGGCGAAACCGGGCGCACAGGGATGCGCTTGGGCATCGAGCAGCAGCGCCTGCAGGGCGAGGCCGAAGCGCGCGGCTTCAAGACCCGGGCTCAACGCCAGGAAGAGCAGCTGCGCAATACGCTCCTGGATCCCAACGCCACGCCCCAGCAGAAGCAGCAGGCCCAGCAGAGCCTGCGCGCGATCCGGGGGGATGCAGAGCCCACCAACCGATTCACCGTGGTTCCCGGTGGCCAGGAGTGGGACGACACCGCGAAGACCATGCGCAATGTACCGGCCAGGGTGCTGAACAACCAGACTGGGGATTTTGTGGGGGCGGAGGGCGGGGGGTTGCAAGATATCTCGAAAAACGAGAAAGCCATTGCCATCAAGAACGACACCAGCCTATCTATAGAGCAGCGGGCGCAAGCGCTCAGAAAACTCGGTTACGCCTAAGGGGTTGTCCGCTGTGGCGGAGCATCACGCAGGAACTCTTCAATTTCACTTCTAGCCGCCGGCGCCTGAGGTCTCTCTGAGGTGGCTTCTGTCGGTGGCATGGGGCGTGCCGTGGAAGGGGCAACCCGCAGATCGGAGGGGGCGCGCTGCCGCTGCGCCGATGGTTCGCCTATCGGCCCCGCCACGCGCATTCCAGCTGACGACAGCATCACCACCGATCCGATGGACAGCGGCACCAGCACGATGCCCAGGATTATCCCGGGCCCGCTGGTGCTCGTCTTCCCATCCTTGTCGTTTGGCCACTTCGAGAAGGCCAGCACCCACAGCACCACGAAGCCCAGCACGGGCACAAGCATGAGCAGTGCCCATGCACCGTTGTGCCCGGCACGCTGCAGGATGCGCCATGCCGGGACGACCATCAGAGCCGCAACGGGCGCGATGACAAGCAGTGCGATAAGCCAGTGAATGGCGCTGAAAGATCCCATGGTTCCCTCCTGTTGGCGCGACTGTAGCAGGCGCCCCCCGGCTAGGGTTTGGCAAAAGACTTGACATGAAAAGAATGGGAGACCTTGTCCAACCCGTTCAAGGAGCACGCCATGTCTTGGGCCATCCCCGCCTTGTCGCACGAAACCCGCGAAACCATCCCCACCCGCGAAGCGGCATTCCACCTCCGTCGTTCCCCCGCGACCTTGCATGCCTGGTCCTGCGGCAGCCGCAACGGCCCCATCCAACCCGTGCGCGACGGCGGCCAGCTGCGCTGGCGCGTGGCAGACATCAAGAACCTGCTGGGCATGGAGGGCTGAGCGATGAACTCGAAAGCAATGCCCACCCCCATCGTTGCCCTGCTCGACAAGGAGCCGCTCGCGGCCTCCGATGCTTTGGCCGCTGGCGTGGCTCTGTCACACGCGAGCGTCATCAAGCTGGTGCGCAAACATCAGGCCAGCCTTGAGCGCTTCGGCGGGGTCAGATTTGAAATCCGACCCTTTCTCACCCGAGGCGGTGTTCAGCAGAAAGAAGTCGCGCTCCTGAACGAGCAGCAGGCCACCCTCCTGATCTCCATGCTGCGCAACAGCCCCATCGTGATCGAGTGCAAGGTTCGCTTGGTCGAGGAGTTCTACCGCATGCGTGCGGCCTTGAGCCAGCAGGCCAAGGGTCTGTGGCAACAGATGCAGGCCCTCATCGCACAGGAGGTGGAGTCCAAGGTCCGGGCATCCTTCGGTTCCCGCCTCATGCTCGACCGCAAGCGCGAGATCCCGCACTTCGAGTCGGAGCACCAGCGCCTAGAGGCAGAGATCCAGCCTTCGCTTCCGCTGTTTCACTGAGCGCAGGACGTCAGAAATTTTTCCGACACCCCAAGTGCTACCTAAAACCTGGGCATCACTTGCCAGCTCCGCTCAGCTACTCGGCCTGTGGTTGGTGCCCCCGAGGATGGCTGAACTTTCAGCCGTCCTCAGGAAACCTGGCGCGGGTTCAGCGCGGCAGCATGGGCCGGCGCGTTCTTGACCCCAGGGAGCTTGTCTAGGAGGCAGGTGGCGTAGTCAGCGGCGAAGGCAGATTTCGCAACAAAGAGGACGATGAGGATCGGTGCGATGCGCATAGGCGCAATGTAGCAGGCAGCCTCCCTCATCCCAGTGTGTGCATTCTGACACCTAGAAGCATCGCCAAAAGAAAAAGCCCGTCAAGGACGGGCTCTATCGGGGTAGTAGGCGTTAAATCAACGCCTTGGCCTTGCTGCTGCGCTCATGGTGAGAGTTCAGCAGCGCGCGCTGTTCTTCAGCTGCCTGCCGAATGACGCGGTTGTAGATGCGCCTCTTCTCTTCAGAAGTTGCGCGGTGGACGAAACGAGAAAGCGAAGTCTCGTCCACAAGGGCCTGAGATGGCTTGATGAGCAGGGAAGAAAGTACTTTAAACATGTTGGGCCTCACTAAGAACTGACAACCTTCATGATCTGTTCAGATGAGTATGGGATGGGCGCCACGACCGTCAGGTCGGACACGTTCGCCATGTATCGCCGGTTCTTACCATCAATGTCTTTGAGAATAACATCGATCTGGATTTGGGAGCCGAACTTTACCTTAAGTTCGTTCACTACGCTGTGCGCACCGAAAAATTGCTCGACAAATCTGTCGGGTGGAATTTTGCGGCCTTCCGTTGCCTCCCTCGCTTTGACGAACTCCCAAGCTTGCATCGGATCTTGGTACACATACATGATGAGGACGGATCTGCGCTTCGCAAGGGCGCGCTCAACGTTCGCGGTAGCTTGCTTCAAGTTTGATAGCGTTCCGTCAAGTAAGAAGCTTTGCTTCTGCGTGAAAACACAGTCCAGCACCCTGCTTAGCAGTATGCTGATGGCTCCTTGGAACAGCCAGGAGTTGTCCCCGGTATACCCCGGAATTTTTGCTCGGAAATCATCCGGGTCAATTCTCAGAAATCCGTCCCCCAGCTCTGCCGATAGTGCCTTAGAGATCTCTGTTTTGCCTGCCCCCGGCGAGCCAGCCATGAACACGGACACGGGGCTCTCCTCACCAGGGAACTTCTGGGGGTCTGTCAGCTCCCTGGCGAATGCTCTCTTGTTGGCTCGGGCCCATGCTTCTGCAGCTTCCCGGACTTGATCATTCGTCATCCACCCTCCCTGTGCATGAAACGCGCGTTACATTTTGATGCGCATGGCAGGTTAGCATGAGAACTCAACAAGCTCCGCCACCTGCGCAAACATGTGAACCGCGTCTCGAAGGAAGCGGCCGTAAGCGCAGTCTGTACGGCTGAAGGCCTTCGCCGCAAGGTTGATGGCCGCGCCTGCATGACCCCAGGTCAGGCAGAACTCGGCGGCGTCTTCGAAGTTGCGGGCCTTCATGCTTCGGATGTGCCCAAGAGCCAGCTCCACTGCGTAGTCAATGTCCGCATCGACATCCTTCCAGTACTCGTCGGCGCAGCGCGTGCGGACGAGGCGGTCCAGGTCGTCTTCTGCCTTGGCCAGCGCCAGAGCCATCATCTGCTCGAAGGTTGGGCGCGCAACTGCCGGAGCTTTGCGCGCGCGGGTCTTTGCTGTAGCATTCATGACGTGATCTTTCTTGCGTAAGGAACTCACTCCCAGACGCCTCAACGGGTTCCAGCCGTTGAGGCGTCACCTTTTGTGGTGCTGACTCCACTGACCATCCCCCTTTTTGCAAAGAGGATGGCCGCTGTTTTCAGCCCATGTCATACCGTGCCGAACCCCGCCTCAGCGCAGCTTGTCTTGCCATTCCGCGTCGGACCGTGCCACCGATGCTGATCGCATCGACCAACACCCTCTATGAAGATGCTGGCCGCTGTTGACAGCCCATGCCTGGCCGCGCCTCGCCTGACCGTGCCGCTCCTCATCGAGCCTGGCCCAGCCTCGCCTTGCCATTGATGCTTTCGCATCTGCAAGCCCTCGCCCAATGGCTTGCAGATGCGTCATCGAAGCTGCTTGCGCACCGTGCCGCGCAGTTGCGACACCTTTGCCATGGCATCGGTGTTTGCCCGGCGCTGCTCGTCACTGAGCTCGTTGATGCGGACATTGCGCAGGCGTTGGCCAGCCAGGCGGAATGCGCGGCTTGCATCGCGCTCGAAGTCCTTGGTCGCGGCCTGGGTCTGCTCGGCTGGCGGGCACCAGCGGTAGCCCTCGCCGCGCACGGACTGCAGCAGCACCTGGTGGTCCTGGAGCAGGGTGGCCTTGAAGCCCTCAATGGCGGAAAGCCATTCAAACTGGCGGGACTGAAATGCCGAAATGCTCATGCGCTCATCGGGCAGCGGTAGGCTGAAGTGCTTCGCCAGCCACTCATGCGGCACGATGTCGCCATATTGGAAGTCGGCCAGAAAATCCTGCACAGCCTGCTTCCATGCCGGGTACAGCTTGACCTCAGACATAGGCCACCTCGAAGCGGCCGAAGCGGGGGCGATACTCGCAGACGCCAATCAGGGCACCGGAATCCTCGATGGCCTTGCGAGCTTCGGCTGCGTTGAGCACATCGGTGTTGACGGCGATGGTCAGTTCTGCGGACCAGTCCAAGAAGATCGGGCGGTAGCGCATGATCTTGGCCGTGCCGACCTTCACACCACGGCAGTCCACAAAGGCCGGTGTCTCCCAGAGTTTTTCCGGCGTGTCGGCACCAGAGTGCTGCAGCTTCACGCGGTTCTCCAGCACCAGGGCGCCACGCTTCCAATGGGTACCCAGCTTCTGGAGCTTGGCGCCGGCCAGGAAGGTCGCATCGAAATTCTGCCCCGGCACGAAGAAGCCATCCTCCTTGTTCCAGTAGGCGCCGCCGATGAATTCGCTGCGCGCGATGGCCAGATGGTCCTCATCGGTCTTTTTGCGCTTGCTGGTCAATTCCTTGTGCGCCCGTGTGGCCGGGTTGAGCGGGTTGGCGAAGGTGTCGGCGTGCATCATTAGCGGCGAGGTGCCGGTGACGCGGATCTTGATCTGTTCCATGGCGTTCTTTCTTGCGTAAGGGCTCAGCCGCGAGTTCCAGCCGCGGCGGGAGCGTTCATTGGGGTGCCTTGCGGGGAGTCGGTGCAAACAGCTGCGCGTGTCGCTCAGCAAAGCGGCGGAGAAACTCCAGGCCCTTGCCGGTGACGCGCGCCACGCTGTTGACCTGCACGCCGCGAGTGTTGGTCTTGTAGGGATGCAGCGCCTCTTTGAAATAGCCCTTGCTCACGTATTCGGCAGCCGGCGCGTTGTTTGGCAGGATCACGCCTTTCTCACGCAGGGCCGTCTCCAGCTTGCGCACGGGCACGCCGATGGTCTTGGCGGCATCGCGGACCAAAACTGTGCCGTCGGCGTTCATCATGGTGTCCGCATAGACGACCTTCGGCTTTGCCTGCTCCAGAGCCAGTTGCTGGCGCTCGATCTCTTCCTGCTGCTCGGCAGCGAGGCGGAGGGCTTGGGCGAAGGTCTGGGGGGTGGCGGCCTGGATCGATGACTCCTTTGCGCGGAAGTAGCCTTTGACCAACTGGCGCTGGACCTGCCAAGCCAGATCATCTGTAAAAGACTTCACCAGCATCAGGTAGCCCTGCTCTGTCATGAGGATCAGCCCGTTGGGCGCGATGAACCCCATCTCGCGGGCTTCGTCCGAATTTCGGACGAAGAAGTCTTCGCCCTGGACGAAGCGCTCCCGGTTGTCGTTGTATCGCTTGCGCGCCGTGCCCTCGGGCCGCTCGTGCACTTCATCGATCTGCGCGAGCGTCGCTACCCGCTGGCCCTGGAACTCGATCACCTTCACTTCGGTGTCGTTGATCTTCACGATGTCGGTCATGCCTCGGCTCCTTGCTGGTGGCGGCTTTTCGATTCCTCGTAGGCCTGGGTGAGAATCTGCGTCACCAGCCAGTTGGCGGAACGCTCCTGCTCTGCGGATTCGGTGTTGAGCCAGTCGCGGATACGCTCTGGTACCCGATAGCTCACCCCTACGGTTGCTTCTTTGCGAGATCTGCTCATGTGTGCTCCTGTTGTAATCACACCTGGATGGTATCGCCATTGCGTATCATCGCAAATACATATTCTTTATAAAGCACTTCAACCTAGTATGATTTCACTACTATGAGTAAAGATCTCCCGCCGAGCCGCACTGCTGATCAGTTCGTCGTTCGCTTCCCTGATGGAATGCGTGATCAGATCGCTGCGCTGGCCAAAGCGAACAACCGCAGCATGAACGCCGAGATCGTTGCGCGGCTCCAGGGGAGCCTCGAGACTGGAGCGGTCTTGGGGCCACGCGTGGGCAATGTGGTGACTTCGGCAGAAGGTCAAGCAGATGAGCTTGCAGAACGCATAGCGAAGAAGTTGGTTGCTACCCTTCGACCTGACGGACTGGATCTCGTAACTGGCGGCCAGCCCACCATCAAGCAAGGACCACCTACCGACCCGGAGGCAAAGGACTGAACAGACAGAGCCCGCACCAGCGGGCTTTTTTGAGCACCCCGCCTAGGGTTCGACCTCTCTCCCCCTTGGGGAGAGAGTGGGGGGATGAGCCAGATTGACGAATTCCTCAAGAACGCGCCTCAAGCGGGCGCGACACCATCTGTCAAATCCAAGCCTCTGTCGGTCAGTGGCGTTGATGCCTTCCTTGCTGATGCGCCGCCCGCAACAAGGTCTGCCACCGAAGCCGTAAACGACACCGTCATAGAACTCGCCAACGCGGCGGCCGGCGGCGTCTCTTCCGCCGCCAACTTCGTCAAGCCCGGCAACGCTGTCTCCGGCTGGATCGACAAGAACATCGTCCAGGCAGGCGAAGCCAAGCAGACCCCAGTCGTTCAAGCTCAGAAGCAGCAGCTCAAAACCGAGATCGACCAAGCCGCTGGCGTGATGGATGAGCTTGGCGCGGTGGGCGGGTACATCGTGCGTAATCCTGTGCTCGCAGCAGCCCAGGCAGCTGGCTCGTTCGTTGGGCCGGGCGCTGCGGTGAAGGGCGTTGGTGCTATTGGCCGCGCGACCGGACTTGGGGCGAAGGGTGTCGAGCGTGCCGCTCAGGCGGGTGGTGTAGCTGCTGGTGCGGCGATGGCGGGCGGGGATGCAGCGGGCACAGCCTATGACCTCGCGAAGAATGCTGGCGCCACGGAGGATGAAGCTGTCTCTGCAGGGCGCGGCGCCAGTGTCATCCCGGCCATTGTGGGCGGGGCCAGCGGCGCGTTTGGCGCCGAACGTCTACTGGCCGGTGGCAAGGGGTTCGCGGGCGGCACTGTTGCACGCGCGGCGAAGACGGGGGCGAGCGAGGCGGCTCAGGAGGCTGTTGAGGAAGGCGTCACGCAGTACGAGGGTCAGCGGGCGGCCATGCCATTCGATCCGACCATTGATCCATCCAAGGGCGTGGCCGCTGCTGCTGGTATGGGCGCAGCCTTGGGTGGCATCACTGGCGCTGGCACGTCGTTGCTGACTGGTCGGCACGGTGGGGCGGTGGAGAACGGCGCGGCCGAGGCCGGCCAGGCAGCAGATGCTGGACCAGAGCAATCCGGCGCCGAGCCTGCGGGTCTGCCAGACGTTGCAACCTACGGCCCGGCCATCGACCAGATGGTGCGGCCGGAAAACCAGCAGCAGTACCGAGAAGCGCTGGCGCGAGCTCAGGACGAGACCCTGCCTCCCGAGGACCGGAAAGCCGCGGCGGACTCGCTGCACCAGGCTTTCAGCCCAGATCTGTTCCAGCAGGTCAGCGAGAACCATGCCGATGGCGAAGTGCCCACCGGCCTGGCCAAGGTCCGCGACGAATTCGTGCGCCAGTTGAGCGCCCAGCAAGAGCCCGTGATCGATGAAGCCCGGCTGCGCGAGCAGGGCATCACGCCTGCACCGCAGCTGGACACCGCGCGCATTGATGCCGCCGTCGGCGCGCCGCGTCCCTCTGAGGCCATGGGCCTGGACCCTGCTGCTGGCTCGCTGTCTGCAGCTGCTGCCCTGGCCGTGGATACCGGCGCGGCAGCTCAGGCTCAGCAGGCCGATGCCATGGCACAGGCAGCCGAGGTGGCCGCCCGCGCGCCTGCCAAGAAGAAGGCCTCGGAGCGCCAGGTCACTGCAGACCCTGCCACCGGCGAGATCGCGGGCGGGGCCCTTGCCACCTGGACTGATGAAGACCTGTCGAACGCATTCCGTTCTGCCCAGGCCAAGGAGGTGCGCACGCCGTTGGCCCTGGAGCTGCAACGTCGCCGTGCCGAGCGCGAGAAACAGGGCCGCGGCGCCGCGCTCACGCCCGCCACCACATCCACCACCCAGCAAGGAAGCAACGATGGCACACAAGCCGATCAAGCCCAGCCGCCGCGCGCGGAATCTTCGCCGGCAGCAGGAGCGCAGGGAGCGCCGGTTGCAGGTCCTGGCCTTGCGCAGGAGCTGACCAATGGCACCACCTCGTCTCAGCACGATGGCGCGCAAGCAGGTGCGGCGCCAGGCCCGCAGGCTCAAGCGCCAGTCCAAACTCCTGCCCAGCGCATCGACGCCGGGCGCGCGGCCTGGGCCAGCATGCCCACCGCAGAGCGCAAGGCCCTGTCCAAGCGTGTGGGCGGTGTAAACGCTGCCCTCAAAGGAAGTCTCCACGGCGCGCGCTGGGAGAACCTGAATGCGGAGCTGCAGCTCCGTCTTGCTGACGCCATGCAGGCGCAAGGAGCAACCAATGATTCAACCGCACCTGCAGTACGGGTGGCAGATGAACGCCCACCAGGCCCTGCGGCTGCTGCGGAGGCTGGGGGCGGTGAGCCGACAGGACGCGCGCCAGATGCGCAGTCTGCTGGGCCGCGAGGTGGCGTTGCCGGACACCCTGCTGCCGGCATGCAACCTGCTGTACCTGGCCGAAGTGGCACCAGCGAACAGGCTGCCGCTGTAGCGCCTGCTGCTGCGCCAGCGCCCACGGCGGGCGAGCAGCAGGCCGTGGCCATCGCCAAGGAAGGGAACGACGCGCGGCGCGCCCAGCTGCTGGCCGCCAGCGAACGCTGGACCAGCATGCCGGCGGCCGAGCGCCAGGCGGTGGCCAAGGCCGCGAAGGGGTTGAACGCCCCGGCCCGCGCCGGGGCCCACACGCGGGCATGGGCTGACCCGGCGCCCAAGGTACGCGAGAAGCTGGCCGCCGCCATGCCCGATGCTGCTGCAGCACCTGCAGCACCTGCAGCACCTGCAGCACCTGCAGCACCTGCAGCACCTGCAGCCCGCGCGCCAGCACGTTCCGTGGAAGGCCGCGACCTGGGCGACGGCTGGGCCGAGTTCTCCCGCGACTCGGGCTCCATCGGCGTGCCGCGCGCGGAGATGCCGCAGATCCGAGCCGAGCACCGCGGCGCCATGGTCAACTTCATGAATGCCCGCGGCATTGCTCACCAGGAGGAGAGCGTGCAGGCCTCCCGTCTCAAGCCCACGCAGGCGGAATTCAGCCGCGAGCGCGTGGCGCGGGCCAGGGGCTTCGAGGGCGGAAACCGCTCTATCCTCGTCTCGCGCGATGGGCATGTGCTCGACGGCCACCACCAGTGGCTGGCTGCGCGCGAAGCCGGCGAGGACGTGAAGGTGATCCGGCTGGATGCGCCCATCCGCGAACTGCTGGACGCCGCGCGCGAGTTCCCCAGCTCCACGACCAGCGAGGGTGCGGCCCAGGGTGCGGCTCCAGCCTCTGCTGCAGCAGCCAAGCCAAAGCCTCGCGGCGTCCTGGCCAAGAAGGCTGCCGCTGAGGAAGCGGCGCGCGCCGACTACTTCACCCCGGGCAACATCGTGAAGGGGTACGGGGATAGCCATGTCCGCGTGGTCTCGTACACGCCGGCCAATGTCGATGGCGTCTGGAGCGTGACGGTACGCCAGGTGGAGAAGCAGGGATCGGGCTGGCAGGACGTGCCGGGCGTGCGCGAACGCACCCATGCCACGCCGCCCAGCGCGCGCGAGCTGAAGGCCGGGCCGGTGGAGCGCACCGAGCAACTGCCGTTCCGCCGTGGCGAATCCGATGGCCAGGGCCTGACCGATGACCAGATGGCCAACCTGCTGCGCATCATGCGGCCCGAGCCGACCGCGTTTTCCGATGCTGCGCGCGCCCAGGCCGTGGGCCAGGTGCGCGAGACGGTGGATGCGATCCGCAAGGGCTGGAGCAACGGCCCCGAGGTGGTGGTGGCGTTCGACATGAACGACCCGGCCGTGCCGGATGCGGCGCGGCGCGCGGATTTGCGCCAGCGCAGTGGCGGGGCCTCCGGAGCGCCCGAGGGCTTCTACTGGCGCGGCAAGGCCTACCTGCTGGCCAGCAAGCTGAACACGCCCGCCGATGCGGCACGCGTGCTTCACCACGAGGTGCTGGGCCACCACGGCCTGCGCGGCATGTTCGGGCCGGAGCTGAATAAGATCCTCAACCAGGTGGCCACCATGCGCCATGCGGAGGTGGCGGCCAAGATCAAGGAATATGGGCTGCGCGGCGTCACGGACCTGAGCCGGCGCCACGCGGCCGAGGAAGTACTGGCCGAGATGGCCGAGAAGACGCCACAGCTGCATATCGTGCGCCGTGCCGTGGCCGCCATCCGCAACTGGCTGCGGGCCAACGTGCCCGGGTTCGGGCGCCTGAAGCTGTCGGACGCCGACATCATCCAGGGCTACATCCTGCCGGCGCGCGATTTCGTGGAGCGCGGGCAGCGTGCCGCTACCGACCGCATCGAGCCTGTGTTCAGCCGGTCGGACTCGCCAGCCGCCACGCCGGACGCCATCATCGGCAGCACGCTCGGCAGCGCATCGAAGCATCCCGACTACGCTGCGGCAAAGGCCGGGGATGTTGCGGCGGCCACGCGGCTGGCCGTGGACCTCGTGACGCCTGAGATGGTGGCGAAGGTGGCGGATGCGCTGGGTGGTGCGCGGCCGCGTGTGCTGCCGGTGGCCGCCGAGGAGTCCAGCGGTCGCAACAAGATCCCGCGCGCCGTGGCCGAAGTCTTGGCTGCACGCCTGGGCCTCGAAACGGCGACGGGCATCGTGCAGGCGAATCGCGCGCGGCGCACCGGCCTGGATGGGCTGGACCGCATCTTTGCGCCTGTGGATTTCGCGGGCACCGTGGAGCCTGGCGACTACCTGCTGGTGGATGACACCCTTACGCAGGGCGGCACGTTCGCGGCCCTGGCCAGCCACATTCGTGAGGGCGGGGGCGACGTCGTGGGCGTTGTCGCGTTGACCGGCAAGCAGTACAGTGCAAAAATCCAGCCCTCTCCCGAAACCCTGGCCTCCCTCCGTCAAAAACATGGTGACCTCGAAGACCAATTCCGCACAGCCACAGGCTACGGCTTCGACGCGCTCACCGAGTCGGAAGCCCGATACCTCGCGCGATTCGAGCCGGCTCAGCGACTCCGAGATCGAATTGCTGAAGAAGGACGACGCGGAAGCGAGCGCGCAGATCAAGGCAATCCTCGCCAAGGCGATGCAGGCGACGAACTGAGCTTCAGCCGCTCGCGGCTTTCGGAGATCAAGGACAGCGCTCTGGACCAGCTCCAGAAGACGATGTCCCACCCGGGCAAGGTCTCGCTCTGGGACAAGACCATCGGCACCATGCGCCACCTGGCCGAGCGTGCGCCAGCCTTCAAGCCCGTCTACGAGACCGCCCAGCGCAACATCGATGACGTGTCCATGCTTGCCAACGATGCGGCCGACCGGGCGCCGCGCCTGCTGCCGCGCGTGGACACCATCGGCGACCTGGTGGGCAAGAATCGTAAAACCCCTGTCTCGGCGGCCGACAACAAGGCTGTGGCGAAGCCTCTCTTCGAGGGCACGCTGCTGTGGGGTCGGGACGTGGACGGCAAGGCCGTGCTGGTGGACGAGCTGACCAAGAAGTACGGCAACCTCCCCGCCGACGACAAAGCCCAACTGCTGCTGCGCGCCGGCCGCCTTGATGACCGCATGCTGCGGGCCTGGCGCGGCCGGCCACTGGCCCAGTACGAAAAGCTGGTGAATTCCCGCTTCGAGAGCCAGATGCTCAAGGCCGGCGCGGTCTGGACGGATGCCGAGCTGCAGACGATGTTCGGCGCCACGCCCAATCAGATCGCCCTGTACCGCGAAGCCCGCGCGGCCATTGACCGCTCCATCGACATGACGGCCCGCGCGGACATGATGCGCGTGCTGGGCGACGAGTACGCCGGCCTGCGCGACATGGTGCTGGACGCGCCCAAGCTGGCCGATGCCCTGGAGCTGCTGACCACCACGCTGCAGGAGGATGCCAAGGCCAAGCCGGACCTGGCCGACCGGCTGCTGCAGCTGAACAACATGGTGGTGGACCGGGCGGCCACGGCCAAGGATCTGCAGGACGGCGGGTATGCGCCGCTGTCGCGCTTTGGCCGGTACACACTGGACGTGGTGGACCAGGATGGCAACCGGCAGTATTTCGGGATGTACGAGACCATGAAGGACGCCAACCTGGCCAGGATCCAGATGGCCCAGGCCTTCCCGGGCGCCATGATCACCCAAGGCACCATGAGCCAGGAGTCGTACAAGCTCTTCGCGGGCATCACGCCCGAGACGCTGGAGATCTTCAAGGACATGGTGGTGGGCAAGGAGGCCGACGCTGCCACGCGCAAGGTGTTCGATGAATACCTGAAGCTGACCAAGAACAACCACAGCGCCTTGAAGCGCCTGATCCAGCGCAAGGGCATTGAGGGCTACAGCCAGGACGTGGGCCGCGTGGTGGCCAACTTCATCTACAGCAATGCGCGCCAGGGCGCGGCGGGCCTGAATGCCGGCACCATGGACCGCGCGATCAACGACATCCCGAAGGAGCAGGGCGAGCTGAAGGACCTGGCCATGGGCCTGCGCAGCTACATCCGCGATCCACAGGAAGAGGGCCAGGCCGTGCGCGGCATGCTGTTCGCGCAGTACCTGGGCGGCTCGCTTGCCTCGGCCGTGGTCAACATGACCCAGCCCTTTGCGGTGACGCTACCCTGGCTCAGCCAGTTCGGCGGCATTCGTGCGGCCAGCGGCCAGATGGCGCGGGCC